TTAGGTCGGCAAGCCATCAGGGCCTACGATGCTGCGCCAAGCTTGCAAAGCAGTCTTGCCGTCCATGGCGGCTAAATATGCCACATCCGCGCAACGCTGGCGCTCTGCGAGGATGGCGCGGTGTATCACCATTTCCTCCGCGTCTCGACCACCTGTCGTGGCGGCAAGCTCTGTCCACGCATCTCGCGCTGCTTCGCACGGAATCACGCCGCCCACTTCCGCACCTCCTGCTCGACCGCGGCATACAAGTCTACCAGCCCGCCGTCATTCACGACAACGCTGTCCCAGTACCCGCACCCCGCCTCGCTTGCATGCTGGCCGGCAATGCCGCCGCGCCCCTCCAGTTTGATGATGACGCCGCCGAGCTCGCGGACGGCCTGCGCTTCGTTCGGAAAGCGGCAGTCGTCGACGACGACGCGGCCGTGCTGAGCCGCGCGCTGCGCCCATATGTTTACCCAGAAATACTCTCCAATGAGATTTCGCCCAAACTCTGTGCCAAGGTGCTGCATAAACTGTCGCGGAGACTTTCCGCAAAGCAGCATGGTGGGCTTTTCTTTCGCCCCGCCCTCGATCTCGTCCTCGCTCAATCCCACGGCGCGGCACATATCCTTCAGCGGCCCAGCAAACTTCACGAGCGTATAGCCATGCCGCTCGACGAGGAAGCGGGTGGCCGTCGACTTGCCGCTACCCGCCGCGCCTGTGAGCGCCACCAGGCGTGGGTAGTTGTCATTGGCTGGCGTTGGCGCGCGGGTGGCGGCAGGCGGGACGTGCGTGAGATCGCCGCTGGCAGTCCACGGGCTCCAGTTGTCGCTGTCGATCATACCTTCTCCTCTACTTTCCTCTTTTTGCCAACGCCGCCCTCAACAAGCGGCCTGAACCGTGACGCTCGGAATGGCATGTCTGCCGCTCCGTATCCTTCCGGCCCGTCATCGTTGCCGCGATCGATCTCGAGCAATTTGATGCCGTAGAAATCGCCGTCGACGTAATGCCGGTAGTTGCCGCTCCACCTAACGGTATATTCTTGGCCGGCACGGATGCCTTGGTCGATGCTGACGTGGTGGAATTTATCGTCCACGCAGACGACGCGTTCGCCGATGCGGAAGCGGTAGGTCACTCCATCCCCCTCGACCTGCAGTCCATCAGCGCCTCGAAAGTAGCCAGGAATTCCTCGCGGGCTTGTTCCGGATACCAGCAGCGGATATTGACGCCCAAAGGATCGTCGTAGCGCGCGTGCCAGTCCGTTGGCGCTAGGTTGACGAGCTCGTCGCCAATGATGCGATTGTCGGCGTCATGCACCGCTGCCGGCATTTCTTCCGGCAGGTTAAAGCGGCGCGTGATGGCTGCCGTCACCTGCCGCTCGGCCTCCTTGTATCCCGGCAGGTGCGGCTTAACCGGCCGCGGCACGTCCACGAGGTACGCTTCGCTGGCGTCGTGCAGCAAGGCCCACAGCGCCACCTCGACGCCTTGCCAGCGCAAATGGCGCGCCAGGTGCACCGAATGCTCCGCAACGCTATAGAACCGCAGGCAGTGGCCCGCGTAACGGCATTGCAGGCTGAGGCTGTGTGCGATGTCCTCGATGTGGACTTCTTCGCTGCGCGGGTCCATAGGCCAGAACTTGCGGCCGGAGGCGGTTTGCATCCAGTCGCCGAGGCGCGGCGGTTGCGGGGTAACGGGCACGTTGTCGTTGGCCGCGTTATAACGCTTTTGCGATTCCGGTATAACCGACTCGTATCTGTGGTGCCACGTAGGCAGTGCGCTGTTGTCGCTCATCAAAACGCCTTCCCGCCAGCGGCCTTGCGGGCTTCCAGCTTGTGATCTTCGCGCTGCGCGTTGAATGCCATCTTCTCGACGACCGCGCCGCCAACATCCAAGCCGAGATACGTGGCGAGGTCGCCAATGCGGATCATGGCGTCGGCGAGCTCGACTTCGATCATCTTGCGATGCGGCAGCTTGTCGTCCTGGAGATTCTTGCGGAAGCCCTCCATCGCCTCGCTGATCTCGGAATGGATAAGGCAGAGCATTTCCGGCACGTTGCGCACTTTCTCGCGTCCGGTTTCTGGGTCGGTGTACCAGCCAGCCTTGCGGCTCGCTGCGTGGCAGTCAGCCGCAAAAAGGTTGATAGCTGAGGCATGATCAATGCCGAGCAGCTTGTTCATCATGTCTGCGAGTTCCGGACTGGCCTCAAGTTGCTGCACAGCCTTCGCGATATCTACGACAATAGGTTCGCTCATCTCAGTCTCCTCTTTGGTGGTGAATGCTGCCGGTTGGTGGCCGGCAGCAGGTGGTTGGTTAGGCTAGTGCGCGCGTGGTGCGTTGAAACAACGAAATTTACAGCCACGAGCAATCGCTTCGCGCGCTATATATTCGCGGTATCCCTCGTCTGGGCAGTCTATGAGTTCCTTGTCGATCCTAGTCTTGTACGGATCCGGCATGGCTGTTTCCGCCCAAGTCTCAATCATGAGGACTTCGCGCCGTAGCACGCTCACGCCACCCTCCTCTCGCCTACCTGCACGTTGTCGTTCGCGGCGCGCATATTCGAAGCGCCCATAACGCGGGCCGCCGACAAGATTACACGGCCGTCTTCGCCAAAATCCTTGTGGTAGGTAATGACCTTGGCGCTACGGCCAGACAGCCAATTCGAGCCGTATGCATCCGGCGCGGCAAGCGTCTCGTGCTGCTCGACCTTCATTAGATCGGTGGTCTTGAGCTCGTCGGAATGCTTGTGGCCTGTGTGGGCGTAGCTGATGCGCGTGCGCCCGTAAATTTTGCGGAACTTGCCGACGAGGATGGAATCGACGTTCTTGACGCCACGTCTGTGGCCGTGGTGATAAAAGAGCGACACGTCGCCGTGCTCGACAACCGAGTAAGTGCCTGGGTTGGTGTCGACGGTAACACGCGGCTCGCTATCATAGAATGCGGCAAGCATCTCACGCAGCCACACCTCGCCAGCCGGATCGTGGTTTGCGTCGCACATGATCACGTCTAGTTGCTCGTGCTTCTCGAGCAGCATACGGATGACAGTGCGCACGATGCGGATAGCCGCCCGAACCATCTTCGGGTAGCGCGAGTCGCTGTCGAGCAGGTGCCCATGCTCTGGCGTTACGCTCTTGAATGAATCGTAGTGGAGGAAGTCACCAAGCTGCGCAAACACGGCCCGCTTGGCTGCCGGTGCCTGCGCAATGGCGGCCGCAAACCAATCAATGATTAGCTGCTCGCCGATGCGCAAGTCGTAGTCTCCGCCGCCAGTCTCCTCGTTCCAAGCGAGCGCGCCCAGATGATGGTCGGTGATCGTGTACTGGTTAAGGAGGTCGTCGATGGTATGCGCAGGCGCAGCGATAGGAGTTGCCCGCGGCAGTTCGTCCTTAAACGCCTCGACGGCTGCCCGCATTGCGGCAAGCTGCTGCTCTTTGTCTTTCTCGACGATGTCCCACCGCGCGATGGTGCGGCCTTGGCCGTCCGAAAGGTTCGAAATGCGCTTGTGCGCAAAGCCAGACGGCATTTCGAACACTTCGCCAGGCGCCTTGGTCTGCTTGACCCAGGCGCCGTCGGCAGTCTTACTGGCGATCGACTTGATAGCATAGCCTGGCAATACTGGATTCGTGCCTAGCAAGCCTTGCTCTGCAGCCTTCAGCATACTCTCACCGAAGGCTGACTTCTTGATGCCAAGCGCGTCGGCCGCTTTGCGGTGGCTGCCGTACTTGCGGTAGGCGGCGACGCGCGCTTCTAGTTCTTCGCGGGAAATGCTCATGCCGATGCCTTGTATTCGTTGAACTCGACGAGCGCGGCGCGCACTTTGCAGAAGACGTCGCTGTCCTCGCCGTAATGCTCGTTGACTTCGGCCAGCGCCTCGCCAAGTTGCATGATTAGCGCCCCTCGTGCGGCAAGCTGCCCGGCCGCAAACTGACCGAACGCCAATTCGTTCAATTTTTGCGCCAGCCCAGGATCGGACTGAAGCTGCTGGATAGCGTGGCCGATATCAACAACTATAGGATCAGACATCTCGTCTCCTCTTTCCGTGGTGAGAATTTTGGTGGTATGCGCTGCGCATCAGTCCGAGCGCGACAATCATAGCCAGCGCGAATTTCCGCGCCAACTCGGTCATGCCGCCGCCTTTAGCTTCTTGATTTCCGCCTTCGCCTCCGCTGCCGTGTTGAACAGAAGTGGCGTGCAGTCGGCGACAACGTGCGCCCACTTGCCCTTGTCGACATTCGCCTCAACGCCATACACCGGCTCGAATGTATTCGTGTCCATCCATGTGTGAACGCGAAACTTGCTTAGCTTTTCGGCGGTCTCTCGCCGCACAAATCTGACGTTCATTTCGTCTCCTCAATTTAGAATCGGCGTCTCAGCCTGCTTCGGTGGCTCGCCAGTCGGCGTCTCTTCTGCGAATCCTGGCGAGCCACCTTCGCCCATCGTCATGCTCACCGATCCGCCCTCTTGGCCGACGACCATATCCATGGCTTTCTGCAGCTCATTCGCAGTGCTGACTTTGTACGGCAGCTTGTAATAGCGCGGCGCGCCTGCGCCGGAGTCCAAAAGAACCCATATGGCCTCATCGATGTCTATCCGCGCGCCGAGAACCGTGTACTTGCCGGCAGGCGGAGACAACGGCGTTGCGTGGCCAAGTGGCAGGATTGTTGCGGGCGCGGTTAGCGCGGCAACAATGGCGAACGCGAGTGCTTGGCGGCGGGTGCCTTGGTAGGCGATGGCGGCGGCCGCCAGCACGAAGGCCAGCCAGAGTGTTATGGCGGGGGTCATGTACGGCGAGCCTTGAAGACAACGGTATCGGGATCGATGCCGCATGACTTGAAGGTCGTGCGATATAGCCAGCCAACCAGAAACAAAACGCCCACAAAGAAATTGATCGGGCCTCCAACCGCCATGCAGCAAAAGAATCCCAGGTCGCCAATATCAACGTCAAGCGGTCTCTGCCCGCGGCGCCAGAAGAACTCCATAGCCAGTATTGACCCAATTGCGCCAAGCACGAGCCACGCAATTACTGCTCCGACAATGATTTCCATCACCCTTCTCCTCTAATGTTCCTGAACACTTGCGACTCCGACCCGACCACAACAGCGCCGCCAGCCATCCGCCAGCGGAGCGCCGTTCGCTCCTGCTTGTCGGCGACCAGATCGACAACGCCAGTCCAGACCGTTCCGCCTTCGGCCAGCCGTATCTCTACGCTTACCGGCACTGGCACGCGGCCAGCACAGCCAAAGCACCTAACGTTTACGACGTACTCGCCATCCGGCAGGCCGCGCGTGAAAGCGGATTCGTTGTTGATAGGCATGCTGTCATTGGCCGTGCCGAGGTCATCGCGCAGTAGAGCCCATACTTTGCCGGCCTTATTGCTGTAGCCGACCGCCTTATCGTTCGGGCCAGCAACCCAGAGATCCACGTCAATGGCTCCTGCGGGCCAGACAATGCTGGCCACCAAATTGCCAGGCGGATCGATTTGTGGGTCTGTAGGCGGATTGATCTGGGCCAGGAGCGTAATGACGAAAAACATCAGCACGCCTAGGAAGTTGAACAGCGCATCTAGCTTAAGCATGCTCGAAGCTCACCTTGCGGCCAGTCACCTTTTCGACCGACCACAGCCATAGCATCGCGAGCGCCCCGGTGATGGTGGAACAGAAGGCCGTCGCCATGCCGCCGAACAGCGAGTTGCCGGCCGCAATGACGCCTTCCGGCGATGACAGTGCGGCAATGTCAACATTGCTTAGGCCGATCGTGATGCCGACCAGCGTTCCGACGAAGCCTAGCGTCTCGCACAGCCAAGCGGCTTGCGCCAGGTGACTTCTGCGGCCAGCGAATGCAGCGGCAAGGCTGGTGACCAGGATGGCAGCGATCAGATACGACACATAGGAGCCGTCGCCGTTAAAAACGAACTGCGTGTAGCCGAGAATGGTGGCCGCGATGACGCCGGATGCGAAGATGGTGTTGAGGACGATGAGTTTTGCGGTGGCGCGAGAGGTGGTGGTGTTCATGCTGCCCTCCCGAGAAGGGCGCAAATGTCCTTGGATGGCACGACGAAGCCGAAGCCAGTCAAGGTCGTACTTCCTTCAATGCTCGCAAGCTGAACGGCTGCGTTGATTCCGATGATGTCGCCGCTAATGTCGAAGACAGGGCCGCCAGACATTCCCATGACCGTCGTCAGGTCAGACACATACGCCGCCTTCAGCGGGCCGATCTCTTGGCGTGCCCCGCTGATGCGGCCCCACGCGGATACGAATTCCAATTCAATCGGGTTACCAACGGCGCGGATTAGCTCCCCAACCTCGGCCTCGCGGCATGTTAGATTAGACGCAGCGATGCCTGAGCCATTGGCGCTCAGCATGGCGACTTCATATGCTTTGTTTGACCAAAGCACCTTGGCGCCAAGAGTTTTGCCGCTGCTGGTCTTTAGCGAAACGGTGTTTTTGCCTTCGATGACGTGAGTGGATGTAAGGAATGCGCCGTTGCCGATATGAACGGCCGAGCCGTGGCCATTCGATAAAATGACCTTAACGGTGGAGGACGCGGGCGCTGGCATGCCGCTACCCGCCATGCTCGGCAGCGCAAACATGCCTGCCGCAAAAACTAGGAATGCGATGAATGCATAGATGTAGCGTCTCATGCTTTGGCCTCCTCTTCTGGCGCGCGTCGCGCCGTTGTGGTGGTTGCGTGGCTTGGTAGGCCACGGCCAGGCGCTTGATTGGCGCCTACAATGAACGACACTAATGCACTTTTACAAATTTGTCAAGGCCCAACGCAAGACAAAAAAATAGCCCCTATCCGGTTAGGGATAGGGGCCAGGTGCGCAGCATGGTCGCGGTTAAGCGCCGCTGTTGTTTTTAGGAGGATGATCTGCGGTTGGCCGTTCTCTCGAACGCGCGATCTAGCCTCTCGTGCAGGCCGTCGATGCGATTTCCTACGCTCTCGATGGCCTTCATAATCTGACTGGTCTGCTCCTGCATGCCCGCCTTCGTAACGTAGGATTCGGCGACGTGCAGTTTGTGACGGGCGAGCTCGTCGCGCACCGAGCCAATCGCGCCGGCCACGTATTTGCCAACACCGAAAATGGCGACGAAGATGCTGACGAAGAAGCCTACCGCGTACATAATCTCGGCGCCGGTCATCTTTTCAGCACCCCAGCCAGGATCTGCGCGCCGGCAACTCCGCCGCCGACATAGAAGATATTTGCAAACACCACGTCGGCGTATTCCTTTAGTTGTGGCGGCAGCGCCGTCACGTCTGGCAGCGCGCCGTTCGCAAGGCTATCCGCCATGCCCCATCCGAACCACGCAGCGCACGGCACGGCGGCCAGCAGCCACGGAATCCAGAAGACTTTGTGCTGCATGCCTTGCTTGATAACCGAGGCCGACTCTGCGCTGGCCGCCATCCTGGCTTCAATTGCCTTGATCTTGATGTCGGCCGCGATGCGCTGTGCGTCATTGGCTGCGGCAAGGCGGGCTGCGTGAGCCCGCTCGAGCGCGCCGACTAGGTCGCCGGTAAACTGGCCGGCTATCCAGCGTAGCAGCCACATCACGTCGGCAGCCCCATCTTCTTGGCCCACTTCCACCACGCTACTGGAATAGCGCCGATAGCTGCGGCAATGCCCGCTTCTATCGCAGCAGCAACGGCAGGATCGTCCGTTATCATCGACTTGACTTCTTCGCCGATATAGCCGGAGCCATAAAGCCAGCCTGCAATCATGTAGAGCGCGATGCGTATCCAGACGGTCATTTCTTGCCTCCCCGGATGAGCGCAAGCAGGAAGCGGCCGAGCGCAGCCCAGAAGCCGCCACTGGTCGGCACCGCCTTCGCGCCGTAGCCACCAGCTTTCAGCGCCTTCTCAAACACCGCTGCATGGTCGGCGATCGTCTTCGCTTTATCAGTGCCGTTGATGATGCGGCGCGCGCCAACGTAATCCACCGTAGCCCCGATGTAATCCGCCAGTTTCTTGCCGGTGAACCAGCCGTCGGTCATGCCGACGAACATAATCTTGGCCGCGATGTCCTGCCGCATTGCCAGGTTGAATTCGCGCAACAGCGCACCCTTCAGGCCAAGCTCCTTATCGGCGCGCTCGTAATTCGAGTCCCACGTTAGCTGGATATAGCCGCGCCCATAGGGAACCTGCCCGTACTTGCCTTTCACGCCGTACTTGCGGCCAGCACCCTTGCCGTATTCAGCGATCGGCTGCATCGTCTTGGCCGTCTCGTGCAGAGCCGTGGCGAGCATGTAGGCCAGATGCGCCAACGGTGTGCCGCGCCGTTCTGCCTCGTCTAGAATCGCGTCGACGCCATGCACCTGCTTTTCCGACATCTTGCCGGCGAACAGGGGCGAGCGCACCGCCGCGAAGAATTTCGCGCGATCCATTGGTGTCTCCTGTGTGGTGGTGGTTAGTGCCCGCGCATAAGCGGTACGCCACTTGGCGTTGACTTTCGACTCCCACGCCACAATAGTGCGCCTGCAATCAAGGCGGGTGGGTGGAGGTCTCGGGAGGAATGCGCATTGGAACTTTCGGGTCGTGTCTATCGAGGTGGACAGCCGACAAATTAAGGTGGTCGTTCGGCGGTGAAATAATAACCTGCGTTTACCACAATCGAAGCGACCAGTTTCTTGACTACTTCGTGGAAAAGACCGCTCCGGAGCCTTCCTATAGAGACCTGCTGTCAATCTGCGATCTGCCAGATGTAGAGGCTCCTGAAGAGTTCTCCGAGCAGAACATCCTCAAAAACCAGTGTCGGCCGGCGCTTGGGAAACACCGTCTCTCTTTGGGTAGCGAATTTCTTGATGCGATCCTGCAGGAAAAACTAGACGTTCTCCTGATGGACAACTTTATGGATGCGTCCGCCGAACTCGCGCTATATGAGGATGGCAATCGCAGGGTTAAGCTCTTCACTCGCAGGAGGATGAGCGGCTTAAAAAGACTCGGGAAGCTCGGCCCCGAGGAGGCCGCGAGAAATTACGAGCGCATCATCAAATTCGTGAAATCCGCTTCGCCAAAGACGAAAATCATATTCAACGTCTTCCCGTACAACACCTACCCTGACGCAGTGGCGCGGAAGGTGTGGACGGAAAGGTTTGAGGAGACTTTCCGTCCGAAAGGTGCAACTGTCATTCCGCACGTGACTGTCCCAAAAGACCATTTCGGAGACAGTCACTCTCACTTCAAGAACCACTATTATTTTGTGTATGCCGGCATGGCCTATCAGGCGATAACTCGCGAGACACCGCGAACTTTATTGAGCCAGTCGCTGCTCAATGCGTTCAAGTCGACGCCTCTGATAGGCCGCCTCAAGCGCAAGCGCCTCTTCGTATCGGATGCCATAACGCTCGCCGGCTTCATACCCTGGGTCGACCAACTCCCCATCGGCGTTATATAGCGGCTCGCGCTTCTCCCACACGTCATAGCAGAGCAAGCCGAATTCAAACGGATCTAGCCCGTGTGCCTCAAACACAGTTTTGACGCGCTGCGCAACAAGGCCGATATGCGTTCTCACGCGACCATCGAACTTGAATTGATACCATTCAACTGCGCCCCAGGCGTCAAGCACGGCGTCGAGGATAGCCTCTATCTCGCGCTTCTCGTTTTCGTCCGAAGTATTGATCGAGCCAGTTCCAGCGTATACCACCGACCACCGACGCACTGCAGTGCCGAGCGTTCTGTCGTTATCGCTGTCTGGCCTCCAAACGCCGTTGACCACACCCTCCGGAACGGAAGGCGTGAGACGGATACCTTCAGTTGCAAACGTAGTGCCGCCCGCATTGTCGGACTGCAGCCGCAACGTTCCCGCGTCCGCGCGAACACGGAAATTCGCCACCCCGCCAGACTGATCGATCATGTTTATCGTCGGGTTGAACGACGAAACCGTGAAGTCGTTAAAGAATGTCCTGTCTTGCAGCCAAGTAACGTTGCTACCCTGGAAGCCGGCACCCCCGACAAGGCCACCGGACGACGTGAAGCCGACTTCCACTTTTACAGCAGCGATGAAGCCGCTTGCTCCGGTGCTGATAACCTCGATGATGTTGCCGGAAACACCTGTTGAAGTTACCCCCGCAACAAAGAACCCGATCGCGTCAAGCGAAAGTACCGCTGCGCCGCCCGAAAGATGGTTCACGCCATTGACGACAAGCGCAGTCACCGTGTTGTCGGCGTATAGCGAGCGCGTCGCGCCCTTGGCGTTGTTACCTTCGAGATAAAGACCGTTGAAGACAACGTTCGCGGCCTTACTGATGGCAATGCAGGCATTGCGGGTGGCGTCACCACCCGACTGCTGCACAACCGTATTGGTGAACGAGATGTTGCGACTGATGCGACCCGTTCCAACATCGGTGATGTGGATCGAAACGCCGTCACAGTCCGTAAGGTAGATGCCGTCGAAATTGTTTGCGTTCGCGTCAACGCCAACCTCAAGGCCCTTGGCATTGTCCTCGTAGGCCGTGAAATTCTTGATCTCGTTCGACCACGAATGAACCGTCAGGGCGAAGCCAGCGCCGACGTTATCGACCGCGCAACCGATGACTTGGCAATCTTTGCTGGCGTCTGTCCACGACGCATTTCCGCCAGGCGACTGATTACTCGGGAGCCAGATGCCGCCGATCGTTGCCGCGTTTCCACGGAACCCGAGATTGATCATTCCAGCCTGGGGAACAGCACCGCTGTTGCTTGAAATGTCACCGAATACCGCAAGGCGGTTGGAGTTGGTGACGTTTCGGATCATGCCGCGGATCCGAACATGAGCAAAAAGCGTCTGCCCTACAGACTTCGGCCCGATCTCGTTGGTAATGCTATAGAAGCTAGTTGGCTTCGGGAAGAGCACATCCCTGCCAGTAGCAATTGCCGCGCGAATAGAGGCAGTGTCGTCCGTGGTGCCATCGCCCTTGGCGCCGAACCACATAATGTTAACTGCGCCGTCAAAAGCGCGCACCCACGCGCCAGACGTCGCTGCAATGGCGTCGGCCTTGATATAGATACCTTCCAGCGTGTCTGCGGCGATCTGTGCGGAGTAGTCGCCACCTCTCCATACGAACTGCCCCTCTCGACCCGCTTCGCGCAAAAACGCTGCGGTATGGGTCGCAGTGTCAATTGCCTTCAGAGCAGTGCGCGTGGCCGGGAATACGTTTGGGACGGCTGCCAACGCGGCTGCTGCTGCAGCTTCAGCCTGTGCCACAAGAGCAGCGCTCGCCTGATCGCTCACCAGCCGGAACATCGACCCAGACACGATGCCGAGCACAATCATGCCGGCAGCCAGGCCGCCAGCAGCGACGTTGTTGCCACTGTTCGTCTTGATCGTCAGTGCCGCGCCGCCGTTGAACTGCACGGTTACCGGAGAAGCCGTGTTGGCTTCAAAGACATTCATCCAGATCAGCGCCGAGGCACTGACAGGAATGCTCGTCGTCGCCTGGATTGCATTCGGCGTGCCTGCGCCAACGTCGGAAGCGATGATGAAGGAGAACGGCAGGTCGGAAACGCGTGTCCACGAACCAGTGCCAGATGCACCGTTCTTGCGGTAAATGCCGTTGTTCGCAACGGTAGCGTCGCCGATTACCCACGCCATGCTGTTGGCGCCGTGAGCGAGATCGGCATTAAGGGACGCAAGCGAAGAATAAATCAGGCCGCCGTTAGACAGGAAGGCATTGATGATCAATTCGTAGCCTGCGAGAAGATCGCGGACTTCATTTTTCTTGACTTTATGCGCGCCGGAAGACGGCACGCCATCGGTTTCGTAGTCGCGAAACACGGTTGCTGCGACGGCCATGTTTTCTCCATCATGTAAAGAAAAGGCCCGCACGATGGCGGGCCGGTTGGTAGGATATTTGGTGGTTACTGGCGTTAGCTGACTACAAACGAGCCGGTAGCGACTGCTGTGCCTTCAACACCAGACGGGTTGATAGAGCGCAGCCACGCGTAGTAGGTTCCAGCCGCCAGCGAGGTGACGACACGCAAGTCGGTGGCGCTGGGCGGCCCGTATTCGGTCGCCGAAAGCGTCGCAGTTCCGAGGTTGTTGACGGTGTTAATGTAAATGCGGCAGGCGTAATAGTTGGCGCTGTTTGGTGCCGTCCATTGGAAGGTTGCCTGCCCTGCGGCCGGCGTAACGCTAACCGACGTAACCACACCAGGCGCGACAGGATCGGCGGTTGCCGTCAGGAATTCGTAGGCAGTCCACTCAGACTTCGTGCCTCCGCCCCATGCTCGCAGTCGCACCTTGTACTCCTCGCCATCAACGAGATAGCCGGATCGAACCTGCGTTGCGCCCGCCTGCGAAAACGCAGACTGCACGCCGGTTGAGCCGCTAGTGCGATCGTATTCCATCTCGTATGTCAGCGTGCTGTCGACGAAGTCCCACGTTGCGTTGATGAATGCTGCTGTGGATCCGCCCGAGACAACTTCCGTCTGGATGGTTGGCATAAAGTCCGTTGGCGCTGGCACGCCCTCATCCGGCAACGGCTCGACAGCCTCGCCAGGCTCACCTTCTTCTGTCGCCGCGTTGAAGTCGTAAAGCGACGGCGTCACCAGAATCCCGGAGAACGAGATCCGCATGTTGCGCAGGTCGATCGTCACGCTCGATGTGATTTCGACAACCGCCTCGGCAAGCCCGCGCGACGGGTAATGCACCGTCACGAAGCGCCGATACGGAATGTCGCGCACGCCATCTGCCGTGTAGTCCGCAACGATCGAAATCTTGCGCGCGTTTGCCCTGATATACGTCAACTTCTGCTTGCGCTGGCAGTGGTTGTGGCTTTGGATTGCCGCATTCTCGAAGGTGCGCGTGCGCTCCGTGTTGTCGTCAACGACGGCGTACGGGTCGCCATAGATCGCCGCATCCTTGGTGATGTAGTCTGCGTTAGGATCGACGTACCGACCGCGTACACCAAGCACGGTGTTGGCGCGGCGCTTGTTCTTGTCGACGCGGATGCTGTAGACGCTGTTGGCAGTCAGCCGCACGTTTGGCGTTACGAACTCGCCGGCATGAACGCCGATCTTGCCGTCTGCGCGCTCATAGACGACGAGCTCTGCTGCCTCATCCATGATGCGGCCGACCTCGATAGGGTCGTTGCTGGCTCGAAACCAGAATCCGCCGTGATAGCGCCGTTCTGTATCACCGTTGCGGTTGGTGACGTTCTCGTCGCAGACGTCAGCGGCATTCGCCCAGTCGGGCAGATACATATTCTCGTAAGACATCTTGCCGCCAACTGGGTGGCAAAGGTGCCACAAGCGCATCAGCGCGATGTTTCTTGAGAACTCCCACGTGCCAGGGTCGTTGTATCTATGCGAGCCAGATCCGCCCTGAGTGCTATCCTTGCGCGGGTCGTAAAGCAGTGCGCCGTCGCCAACCGCCGAATGCTCAGGCATTTGGTTGGGGAAGACGTCTAGATACTCTTCTTGATCGACTGTGCTGACGCGCATGTAGACGGAGGCAAGCCCGTCGCCGCGGCAGTTGTTGTTCCAGATCGTCGGGAATTCGCTAACTGCGCCCGGGTATGCGGTTTCAGCATTGAGGCCAAGGCGCCGAAGAATTTGCACGGCATTGCCAAAGTGGGCTGGAGACGTCACTGTGCCGTCACCCGCTAGCGTGGCCTTCTCATCGTGCAGATAGTGCTGCACATAGTTCTGAATGCGATGCCCAGCCCACACGATGATGTGGTGCGCCTTGCCGCTCCTCTCCTCAAGAAAGACGTAATCGCCGCCCTTCTTCACGCGACCAAGCACATAAGCGAGCGACGGCACGCTTTGCTTCAGGTTGTAACTGCCGTCGTCTGGCTTCGGTACTTCCGGCTTGGAAGCGAAAGCACCTTGCAGCGCAGCAGCACCGAGGGACAAACCTGCGTAGATCGCGGCCGACGTGCCGAGGTAAAGAGCGTTTGCCGCAAAGGTTGTGGTCGCCAGCGACGACACGATCAGCGCGATGCTGTCAATGATGCCAGGCAAGCTTGCCCCCTTACTAGATTTTGCCGCGCTAGATCGCCCACGCCGCTAGCGTGCGCGCCGTCATTCGGCCGAAACCGCCGTGCATTCGGACTAGCCATCCACTGCCGTCATGGATGGCGCCGAATTGCCGATGAATGTTGGTTGGGCTGCCGATTACGCCGATCGCGCCGCAGTGCGGATGCTGGATGCGCTTGCCGCCACGAGGGATGCATGTTGCTACCAGCGCAGGCACGCCTTCGTTGGCCGCTATGATGGACCGAAAGCCATCGTCGCTGTCGTACGTGCCGCGTAGGTGTGTGGCTGGATCCGGGTGACCAAGCCACATCGCCCAGTCGGCAAGCACCATGCAGCAGTCTACGTGGCCGGGCTGCCAAGGGCGGGTGTTGTTGTCGGCGATGAAGGCAGCGAGCGCAGCGGCGCGGGCTACCAATTCGGCCACTTGACCGTCTTGTCCCGCATCAGCGGCACGCGCTTACAGAACTCGTCGTCTGCCGCCGCTGGATTCAAGAGAGCAGAACGCGCCCGCTGGTCGACGTCCGAAAGCACAGCGCCGTTTGTGACTGTGCGCAGCGTAAAGCGGTTAGTCGCTTCGATGTTGACCATTGACTTGATACCTTCCGCGCTCGACTCGTCGGCAACATCAAGGTTGTCGATCTCGCCGGTAAAGACGACGATCGCATCTCCGTCTGGCTGCTCCTCATCGTCGAGAAGCTGCAACTTCACGATAAACGGCGACCCTTGCACGCTTGTCGTCTCGTCGTAATCCCAGATGCTATCGGCGGCCGATTGGCTCACCGAGATCAGAGACAACGCGAGTGTGAACGCCTCGCCGTTGATGGCAGCCTCGATCGACTGCAGCGCGTCTTCGGTGAACTGCGCCGGCCGGTAGCTATTGCCCTCGATATCGATAAACGTGCCGCCAGAGCCATCCCAAATGCGGATGGTTTCGTCTGGCAACTCGATGTCGCAGAGGATGCGCAAAGACTTAATCATTCATGCACCCAACGAAGACCAATAATCAACCGCCTCGACGAAGCTAACCGAAGGCAACGAGAACTTCCCGACCGCGTTCTGGTCGACATCCATGCCGCGGTCCTCCGCCAAGTGGCAAAGGCATGTCGGCTGGTCGAACTCTAGATCGGCGCCGGCAGGAATGAGCTCGCGCACAGACGGCGAAATCGGCACGGTCCAGATGTCACCAGCCACAGAAGTTACCGGCCCGGTTCGATAAAGGGCATGGTTGTATGAGAATCTGGCACCAACCAAGTTTGGCGCAGCGTTGATAATGCGCAACCGGATCGATGTTGCACCAACGGCAGTCACGCCGTCGGTGACGACCGAAATGGCACCCTGCGTGTACGGCGTGTCATCGTCAAAAAGACTGTCGTCGCTGTGGTCTGTCTCTATGACTGGCTCGAACTGCCCAGACGCATACGGAGCAGATAGCGACGACTGCACGCGAACCGCAATCAGACCCGCCATGCCGCCTAGATGGTCTCGTATGGCCTCCCACGTCTGCCATTGCTCCCGACGGTTATTGCGCATGACAATACTGCCGTATGATATTTCCCAGAATCCGAGGTCGGTTCGAGTTGAAGGCTGTATGCCCCCCAACGTTCGCCCGCCAGACCTTGAAAACGGAACAACGTTTGCCGACGCAGTCTGGGGTCTAAGAATACAAATCGGCCATTGAATAATGCCGGACAATGGCGCGCCTCCTAAACACGAAGATTAACCAGCAAGAGCATCGACAGGCTTAATGTTGTCGTTTGCGACCGCAATAAAGCGCCATCCACGAGCTGAATTTCTTCTGCCTTTAATTATATCGTTGACCGAATTTGAATGTATGTCGTAAGTTGTATATAGCTCGTAGCGAGTGCAACTTACTGTTCCATATTCTTTGTGAGCGAAAACGTATATCGTTCTGTCGTACAGAGGATGCTTGTCGCCGGACGTTGACTCACTGAACAAAGCAAGATAGTGTAGTTTTACAAATTTGTCAAGTTGGGCGGAGCTTAACGCCACTCCGCCCCACCTTTTTGCTGCTGATATTTTGAGACTGCAGCAGGTGCCTGCTGGTTTGCAGCCGACAGGATTTTCGGGCTAGCTGTCGCCACTTCTTGCTGGCTCACTTTTTTCACGTAAGCCTGCAACTTGCCCTCATCGTCGACGCTGACGCCAACTTGGACGCTAACGCCTTGCTGGCCGCCCATTGAGCCGCCTTTCGGAATTGCCGGAGTTTTGAACTTCACCGGGATGCTGCGACCATCGGGCAAAGGCACGGCTGCTTCCGGGCCAGCCTCACCGAAAATGGCCGCAGATCGAGAAACGCCACCGCGCGCAAACTTCTTCAGCGGTTGCGGTCTGCCGTGAGCGGCAATGCCGCCCTTTGCAAAACCAAAGATTCCGCCGAACAACCCGCCGAGGATGCCGCCACCAGCGCCGCCTCCAGTTCCAAAAACGGAGTTCAGCGCGACGTCAATCAGCTTATCGACGACCTTATCAAGCGCGTTGGCTAGCGCCTCTGCGGCAGACTTGCCGCTGCGAAGGTCAGAAATGAAGCCGCCAGTGATGTCCTTGGCAGAGTTTTTGAAGTCATCGGCCGCCCTGCGCACGTCCTCTTGGCTCTGCTGCAATTGCTCAGCGCTAGACGCCGCTCTCGCGTAACCTTCTGCCAGGGAGTTAATGCTGGCTTCTAGTTCCGGCGTGATTGTCAGTCCAGCCTGCTTCGCTGCGTTCAACAGATCCTGCTTTGACGCAGCAAATTCAACCGCGTAGCCGAAGTCGTCAACAAGTGGGTTTAGGCCGGCTTGAGCAGCAGTTTCGGCCTCAATCGCAGCCGTGCGCTCTCTGATTTGCTCAGTTTCGCGCTGGAATTCGTTTTCGCGTGAGCCTCCGCCGCCGCCCTTTTTTCTGCCGCCCCCGCCTTTGCCTTTGCTCGGTGGCGGCTTGAAGTCAGATACAGAAACTGGAGCAACAGCAGCCTTCTTGCGCTTGCCGCCCCTGGTGCGCGGGCCACCAAGGGAAGTCGAACCAGACTCCGGCACTGCCTCAACGCCGTTCGCGCCGACCTGATAGCCGGCAACAGTGTCTGGCATTGCTGCAGCAGCGGCGCGCACCTCGGCGAGCTTGCCCAAGACTTCGTTGAGCCTTGCAACAGCCTCGGTGTTGTCGAAGCCGAGCTCGGTGTTTAGGGCGATTCGCTCTTGCAGGAGCTCGACTTCGCGCTCCAGGGCAGCGACATCGTCTTCTGCTTTTTCCTTATCGAGATTTATGACGTTGCCAGCGGCATCCGTCGTTCCCGACAACTTGTTGAGCGTTTCGAGAATTGAATTCAGGGTTTCGTCGTTGGCGAGGAAATTCCTGAACGCCTCATCAGCACTCTTGATCTTCTGAATCAGGCCGGAGACGTCGAAGCTATTAATCGCGGTGGCTGCGTTATTAATGCCTTGAGCGAAATTCTCGCTGGCGCCAGTCGAGTTATTGAACTCGCGCGTTACGTCGATCAGCGCGTTCCACAAATTCGTGGTGGCCTGCGCGATTGTGAACGTTGCGTTGGCCGCCTTCTCCTCAAGGATGACAGAACCAGCCTCAAACGCGCGGAAGAATGCCTCAGACGAGATTGCCCCATCAACAACCAACTGCTTAAGTTGCGAGACAGATCCGCCGGCTTCCTTCAGACCTGCAGCGGCCGCCTGCGCAATGGTCGGCGCGCCCTCAAGTATGGAGTTAAACTCCTCCGCCTGAACCTTGCCGCTACCGAGCGCCTGGCCCAACTGCAGCAGCGCACCGCTTGCAGCCTGCGCGTCCGTGCCGGCAACGCGAAGAGCCAAGGCGACGTTATTGGTGAAAGTCAGAAGTTCTTCGCTGGTGACGCCAAGCTCTTTCTGAGCCTGCGCGGCCTTGCCGTACAGTGCTGCCAGCGTCTCAACCGGCGCGCCGTTGTCGGCGGCAGCTTTGGCCAGACCTTGATAGACTTTCTCTAGTTCAGCGCCAGAGAGGCCAGCGACCTTGAGCGAGTTGTCGATGCGCGTGGCAGCCTCGGAGAGATTTCCAAGTCCGCGAATGACGTCCGTAAAAACGAACGCGCTCGCGATGGCTGCGCCAGCCTGCACCAAAGAGGCAGACATGGACTTGCCTGTCGATGCCGCCTGCTTTTGAATCTGGCCAAGCTGGCGGTTTGTAATGCCGCGAGCCTTGTTAAGGGAATTCTGGTAACCCTTGAGGTCAGCGCTCAACTGGACGACGAGGCGTTCAAGATCGGTTGCAGCCATTCAAAGTTTACCTTAAGATTGCGAGAAAAAAGAAAGGCGCGCATATGATCTGGTTCGATGCGCTTGACAAATTTGTAGAACTATGCGAAAACATAATCACCAAACGGCACCACACTGAGGAGACGGAAATGCTTAACGCACTCGACATGAAATACGCAGTCTTCAGCTTTGCGTTCTTGTTGGCTGGGCAAGCGATTGCCGGCGGCGTCAGTGTGTCAGTCGAGAACTTCACACATGAACGCCGAGTAGCTAAAGCAATCATCAAGGTTACAAACGACCTTGGAAAAACGGCCAAAAACGTCTTTGTCGACTGCGCCTTCCTCAATAAAGAGAAGAAGGCTGTAGACGTGTCGTCCGCTCTTATCGAAAAGATATCGACAAACGATTATGCTTACGACAAGGCATCAATCGTTACCGATCACGACATTCAATACATTGAATGCCGCGTGGCTAAGTTTGACTAAAACCCACCGTCTTCTTTTGACTGCAGCCACTTCCAAAGGTCGTCAGCCTCGGCGTTGGACATCTTTTCTTCGCCGCCGCCATTCGCCCTGATATGCCCGTCGAACGCCGCCATGAACTGCCACATGGACATTTCATTCACCTGTTGCGGGGTGAATCCCATTGCGGCGCCAACTCCGTAGATCGACGCAAAGCGAATCTTGCCGTTCGGCAGATCGTCTACGCTGCTTCTGGAACTGGCGCCTCCGGCTCCCCCACAGGCTCTTCTGGCGCGCCCAGAAGGCCGGCCGAAAGGATGGCGAGCGCGTGAGAATGGTTCTCTAGCGGCGGCCTAGATTCAACGTAAGTGCGCACCTTCCGCAAAGCTGCGGCAGGCTCCATTCCCCCGCCGATAAGGCCGAGTCGGATAACGTTGGAAATATCCTCGATGCGCCACTGGTGCGAATGAAGGCGATGCAGCACGACATACGGTCCTGCATCCACACGCTCCTGCAATTCTGCTAATTCTCCCCATCTAAGCGCAAATCGATAGGTCGAATCACCCCAATCAAGGTCAATTGCTGCGCTGCGGCTCATTAGAACGTATCCGTGCGGACCAGCGCGCCGTCGGACTGCATCGAAACATTGAGCGTAACGCGACCGCCCTGCTCTGCGCCGATTTCCAGCGATTCAACGTGCATGGAGCCAGTCCACGTAACTGTGCCAGTCGAGAATTCAATTTCGACCTTCACGGCAACGGAATTCACGCTCTCGTAAGCGTCCAGCCAGGTTTCGACGGCAGAGGCAGCAAGAACGCCTTCGCCGGAAACGGAAGCGGAAATGCTCTCAACGTCGCGGCCAAGAGTGATCGGCGCGTCTGGATCATCGCAATCGGGCAGAGCCACTTCGGAAAGCGACTTGGAAAGGGTCAGCGACTTCGACGTGAAGCCGCAAGGTGCAGTATAGGTGCCGGTGCCGGCGAGATCGAGCAGGACACGAAATTTTCCAAAACGGGCAGTGATCGGCTGCATTGAGTGGGTCTCCATAAAGAAAAACCCGCTCAACGCGGGCTTTGTGGTGGTGTGTGTTTGGTTTGTGCGGCTAAAGCAGCAACGTTCGCGCGTTGCTCTTCTTTATGTTGTACAAATTTGTCAAGGCATCTCAACGAGCGCCGTAACGCTGATTATCGCGCGATTGGTCGCGCCGTCGCTTTCGCGCTGGTAACGCGTGATACGATGGCGAAGGCTCGCCAGCGCATTATTCGGCAGAGCGATTTCCGCCTCATGCAAAGAGGCGCGCACAGCGCCTGAAAGCTTCCTTACTTGCGCGTCGCTAAACGCCTCGCCACTCCCCCACGACCAGCAGTCAATTTGTAGCGTGACTTCTAGTCCGTCGATGCAATCTGCATCGTCTGTAATGGCGTCTGATGGCCCCATTGATATGTACGGCGGCGTCAGCGCTCCGTCTGGCGGCCTGTTGTAGACGCGAGTGCCGACAAAGGCAGCAACATCAGCGTCTGCCTTCAGGCGCGAAATGATCGCGGCCGAGAGTTCGTAGGTTGGATCCACTAGCCGCCCCCTGCTGCCACTTCCCTGGCGGTTTTATTGACGGCGCGTGTGATGCGGCTCTTAACGCGCTTGCGGTTAGCCCGGTAGGACACGAAGAAAAATGGCGATGCAGGTATCGCCGGAATTGTGGCTCCAGCGAACATGCCGCCTGCCGTATGCGCAGCAGTACCGAACTCCACGAAACGTGCGTAGTATGCATCGGCGTTACCGGCATAGATCGTAATGAGATTCTCGCTGCCCGTACTGCGCACGCCGCGGCCACGCACCGTTGCGATCGTTAGAGCGCCTTTCGGCGCATCTCCCCATGTCCAAGCTATGCTGCCCTTAAGGTCTCCGCTCTTCTCAGGCACAAGCGCCTTCATCATTGCTACGATTTCGTCAGCACCCTGCTCCATGGCGTCGCGAATTTTCCGCTGTGCAGCTATAGGCAACAGCGCAAGCTTCCGGTTAAGCCGATCAAGCCCGATAACCTTAGTCGTCATGCCGCAGCCTGCGTGCCGATCGTCGCCAGCATCTCGATGTAGCGGTTCTTCTGGTCTGTGTTCACTGGCGGCGACGTAATGGCGTAGACAGCACCAGAGCGCGCATCGACTGCCCGCCAGGTTGCGTCTATGGCACGCGTAGCAGCATGCGAACGCACCTTAATCGTTACCGGCTGCAGACCTTGCAGGCGCGCGCCCATGACCGCCTCAGACCCCATGCGCGGGATAATCTCAGCGTGATCGGTGAAGACTGTGGCAAAGTCGCCGACGGTTTCATTCCAGTATCCGTCCGATTCAACGGTGCGCTGCTGGAAGTGCAGTGACGCGCGAAGCTTACCTGCGGTCATTTTGCAGCCTTTCCTTGGCGGGGTCTTTCGACAGGCTCAGCCCTGCCCGCCGCAATGGCTGCAGCAGCGCAGGCGCGCGTTACATTCTTCACGTCACCCGCCTTGAATGCGATCGTGACTGGTGGTCGAGGCTTCCAGTCGTAGTCGGCCAGAAACCTCATCCACATTACAAGCTCACATTCGGAAACTGGATATCGACGGCAAGAACGCTCGTCGACTTGGCCAAACCGATCAGGCAGACGTACTCGCCAGCGCCTACATCTGCGAGAGGACACAGGCCACCGGCCGTGTCGGATAGATAAATTGCCTGCCCCGCCGTTAGGACGGCGCCAACCGTAAGGTCGCCGCTCTTGTGCACCGTGATCGGCTGGCCGTCGGAGGCGCCGTTAAGGGCGATACCGCCAGCTTGGCGAGCGGCAGCGGTTGCCGAGTTGCTGTCTGCCAACATCCACTTCTTCGTGGACGTGTTCTGGTACACGGCTTTGCCGGCCGTAATCGTCTCTCCCGCAGTGCCGTGCACCTGTGCGGAGTTGCTGCCGGCGATGATCGCCGACGGTGTCAGTACTAGATCGGCCATCAGTGTTCTCCTGCGCTACGCGCGCCTGTTTTTCTGTCGCCCCGCAGTTCACACGCGGGCGAACCAAGTGAAGTTGAGGTCGGTTTCGATCACCGCGCCAGATGCGGTGGCCCATTCGTCCACAGCGCGGTCGACGCCAAAACGGAAACGAGGATCTGGGTTCCGGTAGTCATGGCCCCCGACCCAGCCGCCTTCTTTTACCTTCGGCAGCCACGCGGCAATGTCGGCCTTCACCCCCTCATAGGAGTGATCGGCGTCGATGAAGACCAGATCAAGAGAGCCGTCGTCCACCTTCTCTGCCGCCTCTACGGACGGAGCCGCGAGCACCTTCACCCGCTTGCCAAACCTTGCCACCCTCGACATGGCTTCGCGCTTATGGGCGTCGGCCCTCCGCTTGTCGTGCTTTGAGTGGTCGTCGTTGGTTGCCTTGTAGTGGTCGGGCTGTTCGCTTGCCGGCGCCCAACTGTCTACGAGAACCATGCTCGCGCCAGACTTGGAAAGAACGTGCTCGGAAAGCTTTGCCAGAAGCACGCCGATCTCGGCCATTGCTCCGTTGTTGGGCAGGCGCCGTAATATGGCGGCTCCCCGTTGTGCTACTGGAGTCATTCAACCTCCCAGGGCCGCGGCCTTCCGTGGAAAATAATCACACTCGTTCCCTCAGGAACTCCGCGCTTGCAGTGAACCTTCCAGCTGCAAATTGCGCCAGGAGCGACGTCCTGCCACTTCTGCACGCTTTTGCCCCAGACACTTTCCAGAAAACCCTGGTCGCCCCATTTCTCGCGGGTGACGCATTCGCGCATGTGCTTGTTAGGGTTGGCGGTGAACGCCTCCCACGCAACGGCTGCGGCGTCTGGGGTGATGTACATCATGCTCGACTGCATGCGCTCAGGGAAATAGAAGTCGCGCAGAGCTGTTAGATCTTTGACGCCAGCAATGGCGCCTAGCGGCCCCCGTATGGTGGTGTCGAGGTCGAAATATAGCAGGCCGCTGCCGATGACATCTGGCCGGCATAGCTCCAACTTTGGCCACCATCTGGGCCAATCGTGCTTAAGAGGTATGCGACCTGGAACTTCAACGTCGCTGAGGCACACGAATTCAGCCCCAGGCACGTGCTCGGATGTTTGCTTATGCAGTCTCTCGACGTGCTTGGGGCCGTATTCTTTTCCGTTTCGGAGGACGGTTGCTATACGCATTCGCCCTCACTCTCTATGAAGGTTCGCCAGACACGATACGGCGCCAGCAGCGCCCGAACAGCGCGGGGCAGGACTGCGTCGCCCTCAAGCTTGGGATCCGCTTCTCGATTTTCGTAAAGGTCGCCAACGAGGAGAAGGATCGCCGCTTTTATTGGCGCGGTGACTTCGATAGCCGTTCCGTCGTCTCCGGAAGTTGGTGAGCCGCCCTCGACGTAGACTTCGCGATCAAGATATTCGGTTACGATTGATTCGGCCGCAGCTTGATACGCCTCGATTTCAACGTCATCATCCGAGAAACTGACGCGCAGGTGTTTCTTCACCAGCGCTAGGTCAAGCAAAGCCATCAATTGCCTCCTCAAGGCGCATTTTTGGAAAAGCCGAAAGGGCGCTCTGCATCGACGCGTTGATCACTTCAACGCCAGCATCCGCGAGCACCGGGGCAGCCAAATCCAAGCAGCGACGCCAGCGGTTCACGTTGGTTACCGTCGGATTTTGCAGACCAGAGACGTGTTTTCCGTGCCAGTGCAACCCCATATCGAGGCGCATGTCGAAGCCCACGAGAACAATTCTCTTGGCCCCGAACTGGGCGGCCAGATTAAGAGAATGGAAGCCCCCATTCCCGCCCCATCCCACGACGCCGAAGCTCGACAGGTGCATGCGATCATCGTTTCGGATGATCTTGATGCGCCGCAGATTCCATTCTTGCGGCGATCTATACCCGTCGTGACTGATCTTCAGACCGGAAAAGTCAGGGACGCCGCTATACTTCTTCCACCACGCCTCATCGCACGCGTAGAGAACGTCAGCCCATGGCGCCAATTGCCACGAATTGTTGACCGTTATTACTCGGCATCTTCCTCGGGCAATTTCGAGCGGCGTCGACGAGGCTGACGGCCCTCCTGCAACGATGACAGCGCATCGTCCCCGCCAATCAGGCCACCAGTCAGGCGCTCCTTGAAAGGGCTGGCGACGCTCGCCTCCCCTTCGTCGCTCCGCGCCTGCGGGACAACCACCTCATCGCTAAAGGCTATAGCGTAGCCCTTGGCGATAAGTTGCGAGCCTCTATGGCCTGCAACATCAACAACCGTCCCTTTGCGGACAATTGCGCCCTCGCCATAGAAGGTCTTCAGTGCGCGAATTTTCATGAAAATCTCCAATAGAAGAGGGAGCGCAAACGCGCCCCCTCAATATTCGCTAGACGTTAGGCGGTCGCGGTCGTCAGTGTGTCAACATCACCTGTGACGAAAGCTTCAGGTCTGTAAACCGCAAGAGCAAGTCGCTCCTCAGCCCTTATGGTAAACATATTTTTCTCAAAATCATCGACGTTCTCGCTCGAGAGCAGAACTTCGATTTCGAGGCGATCGAAGATCTGGGCCGCCATGTTAAAGGCGCCCGTAAGGAACTCTCCGGACGCCATGGCCTGCGTCGAAACAACCGGCAGGTTCCAGAGAAGCGGCTGCGTGCCGTTCTGCGGGTTGCCGATGATGTAGCGGCCTTCGCTGTCCTTGGTGAGTTCGATGCGAGCCCAGTCAATCGGGTTCAGGACGAACGCGGTTGCCGGATACTCGGCAAGAACTACCTGCAGGATGGCGAGGCGCAGACGGTCGATTGCGGTTTCGCTGGTCGCGTTGAACGACGGAGCGAACGCAGAAGCCTGCGGCACGATACCGTTGATGTTCTGGCCAGTGCCGTCGCCATTGAGAAGCTGCTGCTCTTCCTTGAACTGCAGGCCATAGCGAGCTCGGCCGTCGATGTAGGAGCGCAGGCCGGGTGCGTCGTCGAGGATCTGACGCGATGCCTTGAAGATGTGCGCGATGGTGCGAACCGGCGCGCTCTCAAGGTCAAACGTGATATCAGACTTCGGCTTGGTCGTGCCTTCCGTGACAACGTCTGCGTTGTTGGTATAGCCGGTTTCCTTGACGTACTCGACGTTGCCGGCGCTGGTCTGGCCAGGCATCAGCAGATCGCGGATCGTCATGACGCGATTCGGGGAGGCAATGATGCCAGGAACGCGGGCAGAGCCTACGAGCGAAGTTGCCGGAGAGCGGCCAGCGCCGACGGTCGTGTTGGCGGACGTGATGTCGGCCATTTCACCGCGGTTGATCTTCACGCGAACTGAGCCACGCGACGCGCCGTCGAGATTCGCCTTCTGGAAGGCTTCGCTCTCGAGCACGAGCTCGCCAAGCGACTTGAAGCCAACTTCCATGGCATCCTTCTCGCGAGCGGCGCGCTTCTCAAGGCCGGCAAGGCGCGAGGAAACTTCACCGAGCTCCGAGAGAGCCTTGTCGGTCTTGTCCTTCAGATCCTGCGAAACTTCGCCAGTTGCGGCAAGCTTCGCGGTAAAGTCGGAGCCGAGGTTCTGTACCTGCTCCTTGATCGACGCCAAAGAGGTGCCGAGCTCGCCGATCTTATCGGCAAGGTTATTATCAGCCATAAGGGCCTCCAATGTTAGATTTTGAATGTTTTCGCTTCGGTCAGAAGCCTTTCGACCGCTGCCAAAGCGGCAGCATCCGCATCGTCATCAGGAGCCCCCTGATCATCCTTGAGGTAGAGCCGAGCGGCCCGCTCTGCCTCAGAGTTCGAAAGACCAACAAGACCCTTGAGGCCGTTTTCAAACTCTCGTTTCGTGATAGGTTCGCCATCGCGTATCTTCGCGACCAGCAGCGAGGCGGCCTCGGCCTTGGCCATGTTGGCCGCCTTCACGCGCCTGACGTAGGCCGGCTGCGTGTCGGCGCCAAAGCGCTCAAGCGTCTCATCCAGCGTGGCTACGCGGTCAACCATGCCGCGATCCAGAAGAGTTTCGGCGTAGAACACGCGCCCCTGGCCAAAATGGTCCTCAACTTTCGACGACGTCACGCCGCGCCCCTCCGCAACGGCAGCAACAAACCGGCCATACGAGCGGTTCACGCCGTCTTGGATGTGCTCCAGGGCCTCTTTGCTAAGCGGCTCCGTCTCGTTCCCCTCGACCTTGTTCTTTCCTGCCGAGATGTAGGTACGCTTAATGCCTCGCTTCTCAAGCGCGGCCGAGATGTCGTCGTGGGCTGTATAAACGCCAATGGATCCGGCACGGCCGGACGGAGTGACAACAATCTCGTCGGCAGAGGACGACAGCCAATACGCAGCACTTGCCGCAAGGCTGTTGACCTGCGCAATGATCGGCTTTTCCCCGCCGCGCACGCGGCGAATCTCAGAGGCAAGTTCCTCCGTGCCTGGAACGCTGCCGCCGGGACTGTCAACGTCAAGCACAACAGCCTTGACGTCCTCGTTCGATAGGGCGGAATGAAGGGCCTTCTTTATGGCGGCGTAAGACGTGCCGCCTGACATCGCCGAAAACGCATCCATTTTGTTTGCGAGAACGCCGTAAATGGGGATTACAGCCACTTTGCCGTCCACATCGGCAATTTCCTTGGCTCGCTCATCACTCACCGCAGTAGCAAACTCAGACGAGAACAACTTCTCGCCCTCCGCCCTAGCCACCAGAATGTCAGCCAGAACGCCCAGTTTTTCGCGCTGAATCGCCCACGGCTCGGCCATGAAGGCCGTCAAAACGTGTTCAAATTTCATGATTTTTCCCGTTAAGCCGCGATTTTCGGCTGGTTCTGCGCTTCTTTCGGCGCTGTTCCGAGCATATCCAGCGGAGTCATCGTCCCGTTGACGATTGATCTGTTGCCACCCTTTACCGGCGCCTTGTCTTCGTAGGCGCGAGCCTCATCGACAAGATAGATGCCGTTGGTGACCATCTTCGACAGGAACTCCGCACGCGCTTGGCTATCGCCGCGCAGCAGCTCTTCCATGTTGAACTTCACCTTGGTCGTTTTGCGCGTTTTTTCGTCGAGCAAATCCCGATAGATGGCAGCCTCGATGCGCTTCAGCATCGGACGCATGCAGGTTTTGGTAAATTGCAGTATCAACTGCTCAATGCCACTACCCCACGTAGTTGTGCCGTTGGCTGCATGGCCGATCATGACCGGCGGGACGCCGAAAATCCGGCATATTTGCTCGACGCTAAACTGCCTGGTCTCAAGCATCTGCGCGTCTTGCGGGTTGATGCTCAACGGATACGGCTTAAAACCAGCCTCTAGAACGGTTACGCCGCCCGCCTTCTCCGCTCCAGCAAACTGCTTCAGCGTGTCGGCTATTTGCTTGCGCTGTTCCGGCTTAAGGGTTTGATCCGAGCTAATGAGCAACGACGAAAGGAGGCCGTTGGCAAACATCTTGCCTGCCGCTTTTTCGGCCGCAAGAGAGTTGCCGATGGTGTTCCGCACGACGCCGATCGGGGAGAGGCCGCGATCGCACTCCGGCATCAAGTAGCCGCGGACGTGAAACATTCGATCTTCACGAATGCGCCGAACCTTGCCGTTTTCTTTGTACTCGAAGTATCGCTCGTTCCGATCATTCCGGCACACATCAACGTTAAGCGGATGAAGAGGGTTGAGCGCGATGAGCCGATCGCCGTTCATCTTCTTCTCTGCGAAGAAGTTACCGTCTAGGCAGAGGCACAGGGCGACCATCGACCAGAATTCTGGCGCGGTCTCGTCCATGTTCGGCATGTCGTGAAGGATTTCGTAGAGAGGATCGTCCTTCGCGATCGTAACGCCGTCCTCTCCGTAGACCATGCAAGGAAGAGTGCCGGCCGCGTTTTGGATGAGGTTGACGCAGGCCCACACGGCGTCAAGCTGCAGGGCTTTTTCCAAGGTAACGACCTCACCTGAAGTCGTCCCAAGGCCGAAAAACCCACGCCAGAACTCGCCGTCCGTGAGCTTGATGGGCTTCCCCACCCATCTATCAAAAAAGCCCATAGCCGCCCTTTCTGGCTACCAGGTTACTGTGATCATGTTGTTGACGAAGTCGTCGAGGTTAGCGTCTGGTGCGGCCGCACCGTCGACAGCGGCGCCAACGGCCATGCAGAGGGCCACGGCAGCATCTATTCGCCTGTGCGCCAAAGTCTTGACAAGATACTTGTTTTGAAGCGCATCCGGCTTGCTGAATGTGGCAGCCATCATTGCGGTCATGAGAAGCGGATTGCTTCTCAGTCGGATTCTTCCGTCAACGATAAGGGACTCAACCTCGCGGATTGATCCTGGCATCCAAAGTCCACCGGGTTCCGGAAGCCCCTCAGCCTGCGCCTGCTCGACAAGAGCCTCATCTGGATTGCTCCGCCGCAAGCCGCCCTGCGGGTGGTTGCGGTGTACCAGATCGAGGCCGAGCTTGCCGCACTCCTCCATGAACTCGGCGTAGGCGTACTGATCGTACGCAATGGCCTTGATATCTAGTATCTTTGACGACCGGAGAACGCTATAGGCCACGTAATCGTAGCGTATTCGCTCGCCAGGAATCGCCATCAGGTGCTTATCGGCCACCCACTGGAGGTAAGGGGCCTTATCCTTGTCGGCGCGCTCTTTGAGTGTGTCTGCCGGCGTGAAGCTATCAACCCACGCATCGAACGTTGGCGCAAGGAACGTGCTGCCGTCTGGCCTCGTCATTTCTTTGTGCCCAGTTGGCACGACGTAGGCGACGCAGGTCATGTCCTTGTGCGACGAAAGATCAACGCCGAGAAACGCAGGCTTGCCCTCGTGTTCCTCGATGTCAAAGTCGGACATCACCGACTCGACCGTCTTTCTCGGCATCCAAGACGAATGGGCGTCGGTCCAAACGCAGAAATACAGGCGCAAAATGCCGGGAGCATCGCTCGGAAAATTCTTCGCAAATGCGACCTGAGAGGCGATGTACTCTTTGCTGACCGTTATGCCCATTAACGGGTTGGTTTTCATCCAGCACGAGTCATCCTCGAAAGGATCGTCGTCCTTATCGAGAGCGCAAACGTAAGAAAACAACTCGTCCGAGCCAGGCCACGTCTCCCCGACGTAGGCATACTCTTCGTCTGGCGTTTGCGTCCCCGCTGCAACAGCACAGGCCATCTCATGCTCGCGCCAGCAGACCGAAAGCCTGTCGCTTCCGCTGTTCGTTATCATCATCAGCAGCGGCTGTCGGCGGAATTTAAAGCCAGCCTCCAGCATACGCATGATTTCAGGGCCGGGGTGTTCGTGTACCTCATCGCAGAGAGCGAAGTGCGGACGAAGGCCAGATCCAGTCTTGCCAGCCTCTTTCGACATAGGCCGGAAGAATGATGACGACTTAAGGTGAGCGAGGTTATATTCCCGCTCCATCCCGCCGCTCGGCTTGATCTTGTTTTTGAAATCCGGCGTCGACTGCCGGACCATTTTCACTGCGTCCCGAAACAGAATGGACGCTTGGTCCTTTGTGGCTGCCGCCGCATAAATTTGAGCGCCTGGCTCGTTGTCGTAGACAAGGCCGTACAAGCCGATACCGCCAACTAGTGGAGACTTGCCGCAGCCTTTACCCGCCTCGATGTATGCGCGGCGGAAGCGTCGCGTTCCGTCGGCTCGCTTCCATCCGAAAATGGAGCCTAGAATGAACTCCTGCATGGGTTGCAGAACGAACGGCTGATTATCGAACTGCCCCTCAGAGAGGCGAAGCTTGCGCTCGAAGAAGTTGAAAACACGGCGAGCGGCGGAATCATCCCAATGAAGGCCGCGATCGGCCGCGTTTGCCAAATCGTCGAGGTGCCGGCGGCAGGAGTTGCGTACGTGAGGCCCAGCCACAATAGAGCCGTCAAGAACAGCGTGCGCATATGCATTAACCCTATCCAGTGCCGGAGTTTCGTCGTCAGCCACAGCCGGCCACTTAGTCGAGGCCGTCTTCCTCGTCGTCCTCTTCATTCGGCACCGTCACTTTTGTGGCGTCCGCAGGAGTCGCGCCCATCGCGCCGAGGCACTGCTTCAGCAGCCCCAGAGCTTGCACGCCGACTTCATCGCCAGAAACTAGGCGAGTACGCAGCGACACCGCGATTTCAAGAAGTGCCCTATGCGAGCCGTTAAGCCACGGGAGTTCGCGGCAAAAGGTTGCCCACACCTCCCTCTGATTGGCGCTCATCCACGTCGGCGGGGCGCCGATGCCCTCCTCAACGGCTGGCTCTTTGCGGTTCTTGAACCGGCCAGCATTCATTTTGTCGCGCCCCTCGACTTTAGCCTTGCCGAGGGGATTTCTCGGCCTTGCCATGAGGGAAAAATCCTTACTTTGGGGTCAACTTTTGAATTGCAGATGCGTGCGTTCTTGGCCCACGCCGGTCCCCGCCGATGGCATCTTTCGACTTTGTTGGCACCCCGTCATAGGGGCCACCCATCTGGGCCGAAGCCGATGACGTCCTGGCCAAGCTCTTCTCGTTGCTTGTCCATCGAATGACAGGATGCGCAAAGGGGCTGCAGTTCCCCATACCAGAACAGATCAGGGTCGCCGCGATGCGGAACAATATGGTCCGCCGTGTTTGCGATCGTGACTTCTTCGCGCTCAAGGCATTTGACACATAAGGGTTGTCTTGCGAACAGCTCTTGCCGCCTTCGCTCCCATCTGGCTAGCTTGTACCAATTTCTGAACTGATGGCGCTCAACGCGATCATGATTCTTTGCGATTTGGACAGTCAAATCCAAGACCTTCCGTCCAATATAGATCTGATTGTGCCCCGCGACACAGAGAACATCGCAGCAAGTTGGTTCTGAGATGCACCTTCCGCCCGCCTTAGACGTATTGATGCTGCCTTGTCTTCTGTTAGCCGAGTCGATCGCATATTGCGGGTTTGAGCCTTTTGTGTTGCCCATTCGCAATTAGACGGACAGTAGTTACCGTCAACATCTAGTCTGTCGATGGTCTTGCCCGACGGGCGCTCACCCATATCAGACAGGAAACACTCGAAACCACTACGGCCATCCTCACCGCGCAGCCATCGGTCGCATATCACTATGCCACGACCTCCGTAGTGCTCCCACTGCTCTTGGCTTGGATATGTGACCCGCGCAATCATGGCGCGATACGATCTGTACGTCGGGCTAGCGCCGCCAGCAGTGTGGCCATGCGTGCGCACTCGCTGGACAGTCAATTCCAATGTGTGACACCCGCAGCTTTTCTGCCCAGCGTTTAGCCTTGCTGTGTGTGAATGACCTTCATTGCCACAGTCGCACACATAATCCCAATGCGTATTCCTACCGTCCTTGTGTTCGGACTTGCCGACGATCAAGAGGCGACCGAAACGCGCACCTGTAAGATTTTTTACTTTTCCCACGGCTTCGACTCCGTCCGACCTCATGTTTTAAAAGGGCGGACGAGCACTGCGCCCATCCGCCCTTAGTCGATGCGAGAGGTCGAAGATCGCACCGAAATTTCTTACCTGGTCCTTGATGCAAGAAGGAAAGCGCCAGGGAGCCGCACGGTTTATCTATCCGTCGCTCAACCTGGCGCATGATTGCCACGCTGCGAGAGGATGGCGCGCGAGGCAATGAGTAACCATGCTGGGGTGCGCTATAGCTAAGCGTGCATGGTCTTGTTGGTGCCTGCGCCAGGACGTGTCATGTGCCACGCCTAGCAGCAGGGCTTTTAGCAGGCGATGCACGAAGCAGCCCGCTTGTAGTTACGCCAGGCTAGTCTCCTGCCTGGCGTCTGTCGCTGGCCGCAGCCTGTGCGCACAGAACTCTGTAATTCGTTGGGAACCTCTTCCCCTTATTAGGAAGTTCTGCGCGTTTGAGTCCGTACTCACGCAGCAAGGTCGCTGCGAGTGATGTTTCCTAGCGAATCCCTGACGGCGATGAGAGCCATGTGTACGATAGCGCGGCCAGCGGATATTGCTCCGCTTCTGTCAGCGACGCCGGAAGCATTGCCTACCGATTGGTATGTTGCGCCATCAACGACAGCCAGTTCCAGAGACTCAGCCAAAACACCAAGACGGTGGCGCAATTCGATGAGTTTGCTCTGCGCATCGATCTTGCGATTAACTGGCTCGTCGCCTTTGTACGGCTTTGGAATGTTCGACCAGTTGCTAACCTTCACCTCTTCCGATGAATGATCGATGCTGTCGTATGACGGTGGCACCGTGTATTGCCGCGCAGGAATATCGACGTCTGCTGATTTCCTCTGCCGTGGCTTTTGGTAAGACACGTGGCCGGATGCGCTTACGTAGGTGTACCTATCAAGCGCAATGCCATCGCCTATGCTGGCCGTTCTGCCGCCAAGCACTGCGCCGCTATGCGCCTCAGTGTGGATCTTGCGATACGCCATGGCAGCTTTGAGCAACTCCGTGTTTCCCTCACGAATAAGCGCCGTCGCCAACGGCCAGGCAATGTTGTCGTTCGCTGCCTTGCCGTCCCAGTCCTTGCCGATCTGGGCACGCTTGGCCAATCTGCTTTTCTGCGCATGCACGCCGTCTCGCTCTTCCTCGGTGTAGGACATGCGCGCCGGTAGATCTTCGCCTTCGCCACAGAGGGCGCGCTGGCGTCTGCTGTTGTCGTTGGCTGCCTTTGCCAAAATGGCCTCCTCAAGATGGTGGTGTGCGGATGGTTTATGCACTACAAAATAGTGTATTTCTACAAATTTGTCAAGGTGCTGGCAAGGACGCAACGAAAAAGGCCACGCTAGCGGGTGCTAGGCGGCCGAGGTGGTGGGGGGGGGGTGTTGTTGTGTTGGGTTACGCTTCTTCGCGGCGGATAACGATATGACCTTTTGCTTCCAGATGGGCAGCGACCATGTCTGCGATTTCCTTGTCTGTCGTCTGCGTTTGGCTGACGATCAGGCGGGCAGTGTTGTTGGTCAGTGCGGTTACGAAGTAGGTCATTGTCATCTCCTCGGTGGCGCTTCGTTGTTGGTAGGATGACTATGCTACGCTTCTACAAATTTGTCAAGCGCATCATGCGGCGATTTGAAAGGATTCTTGCTCCATTCCGTTTATAAGCGCACGCCTGTATTGCGTCGGCAACTTGAGCGGATCCACGCCGCGTATCCTCGCAATACGAGACAGAACACGGCAAGCTCGCTCGTGCGAGACTGGATGGTGCTTGCCGCTTGCGCCAATCAGATAAGCATTGCGGCCACCACGTTCGTCCCGAAGGTCGATCCGGTAGCCGAGAGCGTGAGCCAGTTGCAGAGGAGACCAAACCTTGAACATCGGTCAAGCCTCCATGTAGCGAACGAAGACTTCGCCGTGGTTCGGGTCGATGTCGTGGAACTGGTTGGCAGAGGCGAAGCCAAGGCCGTTGGCGAAGCGGAAGCCGTTCTCGGTGAGAACTTGGGCGGCAACCTTCCAGTCGCCAACGAAGACAACGCGGAAGCCGTGGTTCAGCATCTTGATGCGCGACTTGATGCCGGCATTCATGAGAGCGAGGGCTGCGAGCGCCTTGTCTTCCTTGGTGATGGTGCGAACCTTGATCATTTCCGTCTCCTCAGTGTGGTGCCGTTTGGTGATTATTGTTTTACTGTGCTTCTACAAATTTGTCAACACCACCTACGAAAAAATGCCGATAATTAATTTCGGCTGCCAGTGCGCCTCAGAGAGAAGATGCTTGCGCATCGCCGCTACCGTCTTGCAGCACCGCTCGGCAAGTCTCCTGATGTGTTCGTCCGTGGCAGCATCAAGAAGGCGCTTCGCCTCTTCCCGGTCGCGTGCCGTTTGCTCGGATGCAGATCTTCTTTTGGTCCGCGCCTCTTTCGCCTGCTCCGCCTTGTGGGCGTCGATCTGCTTGTCAATATCGCCCCGCTTGTGCAGCGGGACGTTTAGCGCGCCGTGGTCTAGCCTCATTACGCGGCCCAAGTGGTGCCGCGCTTCGTGAGGAGGCCATTTTCGCCGGCCATACGGAAGGCAGCGCTGTAAGCCTGGCGGGTGTACTGGCGATCGAAGAAGGACGGGACGAAGATGGTCTGGCCATCGCATACCGCAGCCATGATTTCCATGTAGCAGGTGGTTGCGTCGTTGATCTTGATTGCCTTGGTCATCTTCATCTCCGTGGTGTCTGCGTTGTTGGTAGGTTCACTATCCTATAGTTCTACAACTTTGTCAACACCTATGCTGCGGATTTCTCCTCAGTGCCAATGGCCGCTATCTCCGAAAGCCAGCCGCGGACGATGGCCACAGCAAGCTCGGCTGCTTGCTCCTCTGTCTTGGCTCGCAAGATTTCCTGCCGCGAAAAGCCAAGCGCGGCGAGTAGTGCGTGCCGCTCTTTCTGGTCTTTGCTGACTGGCGTCTCTTCGCCCTTGTATTCGATCAGACCGAGCTCGCCGCCGAACATGTAGATGCGCTTATCGTGCTCACCGCTTGTAAGGCCCGTTGCCTTCGCCTTCATCTGCTCGCGCATGGAGCGGCGAGCAGCGTTAAAGTCGCCAGCCAGGGTGAACGTGCCTGGCCGAACGTCCTTTGCGTCCTTGACGTATTCCGGCATGTTGCGCAGCGCTCTCGTTCCTGCTGCCTGCAACAGCCACTCTTCGACCGGCGCATTCTGGACCTGCACGCTCGTGCCGGTGGCCGTCGTCGTGGTGATGATGCGGACGCGCTTGCCTGCGATGCGAGTGGTTTGGGTTGTGCGTTTTGCCATTGGTGTCTCCTGCTGTGGTGGTGTGGCTGGTGAGGCCGTTTGCTTCGTTACATAAATATATACTCTCCTGAATCTCACACATGGGAATCAGTAATAAAGGTATATATTTACAACGTTATATATTTTGGCTATTTCTCGTTTATTTTCAGATGGTTATTCATTGCAAAAACGTTGAAATCGGCCTGCAATTGCTCTCCTTTTTTGCAACGAATCGAAATTTTGCTGCAAAAAATCGCTTCGTTGCAATGCCACTGCAACAACGTTATGCAGCCAGTTTCTGGCTCGCCAAACGCACCTTAACACCCTTGCCATCGATCTTCGGCTGCTCGATTTCTCCGGCCAACACAAGCCGCTTGATGGCCTGCTCGACCATGCGATCGTCAGCCTTAGACACTCCTCTCTTGCGCACGAGTTGAGACTGCGGCAGAGACTTATCTTTGCTGGCGCGCAGAGCCGACAAGATGGCCTTGCAGAGCTCTTCGAACTGCGACCCAGCCATATACTCCTCAACGCCACGATTGATTGACGTCAGCGACGCCTGCGTGATCGCGTGGCCCCACTCGACGTCTTCCACGGACACAGACGGCGCGGATGGATTCCGGCTTATGGCCCTGATGGTTGCCAGCTTGATAACGTGTTCCGCAGTTCGTCCGACAATACCTTCAGACGCGCCGTTGTCTTCTATTTCGGCAATCTGCCAGTCTTCGATGTCTGTCCATCGTTTTTCAGCCTCATCGGTTTCCCACGGTACTGTGTGAAGCGTCGGCCTCGATGTGGCCTGGCGCCACATGGCTTGCGCCAAATCGCCACCAGGCTTAGGGAAATCATCACGGCACCTTTTAACGGCATTGATGAGCGACACTGGTGTAACCAGCACAGGTGGGGCTGAATGGCGATCTGGTCGCATGGTTGGCTCCGTCACAACGAGACGAGCAACAAAGCCGTCGGTAAGGCTCTCTTCCGTTATGCCCTTATAGAACGTGGTCGGCGTCGACATGCCCATCAGCGAAACCGTCGGCATAAACACCGGCTCGGCCGAACTGTCCTTCTCTGGATCTGCGTGCTCCTTGCCGCTCCACATGCTTGTGGATTTCGAGAATATCTCGAGCAGCACCTTGCGGATTGTCTGCGCCCAACTGGATGAGCCGCGGCCGTTTACTGACTGCAGCACGACGCCCATTTCATCCCACGGCATCAAAAACACCGGCCGGCGTCGTACAACCTTCTCAATTGCCGAGCCGCTTGTGACTTCGCCTGGGCCGATAAGGAACGGCATCTGCAGGTCAACAGCAAGCGTCTGCACTGCCTTCAGCGGGTGCTCCTTACCGAAACCAGGGCCGGCAATTCCGACCATGTACACGTTTAAACCCGCTCCCGTCGGGCCAACGGCACGGCGACCGAACATCACAGACATGAACGCAACAGCAGCCATAATCGAGAACTCCGGTACGGGCCTGCGGCTGGTGTCATATGCCCATTGCGCGATTTGACCGAGGAGCCCGCCGGCTGCCTGTGGCGTGAACGGGTTGTAGTGCTGCCGGTTCTGGTTGGCTGGTGCTGGCGGCTTGGGCTGCTCTGCTACCGCAGGAGCCGCAGGCTCTTTGCCGTCTTCTGGCTGTGCCGCCGCCTCCAGTGGCTTGTGTTTTGCCAGTCCCTTCGCCACCATCTTGGAAATGTCGATCGGCGGCGGCTCTTGGTAATTAAGCCTGCCCTTAAGCCACTCTGTAGCCGTCTCTAGACTTGCGCTGAACGTCTTCATTGCGACGTCAAGCGGCGTATGCGTCTCGCCATTTCCCCAGTCGGTGATGCCCTTTGAACTAAACCCCAGATTCGGATTTTCCACGCCGCGCCACTCAGCAACAGCACGGTAACGGCCATCGCCTGTCCGCTTCGTCATGGGCAACCGAAGATCCGGCACCCACATATCGAGGTTGGCCAACGCGAGATCGTTGATCTCACGCCAAATTGTATCACCTGCATCGACGTGACTGTATTCGTGCTCAATCGGCGCAACGTATCCAAACGGCGCGAGCGCGGCCTCGATTTTGTCGGCAATGTCATCTTTAAGTAGCGGCAGGTCTTCCGGCGCCCAGTCTTCAAGCGGTTCGCCGAGCCACTGGTACGGCTCTTCTGTGTCAGGGTGAATCGTCGGCGGACAAACAGTCTGCTTGCCGTGTGCCAGCAGGTCGACGATACGCTCCTGCCGACCGAAAACCGAGATGCTGAACGCTCTGCTGATGATGTTTGGCGAGCCGCGGAAGAATGCGGAATAGCCCTTTTGGCCGCGTTTCTTTACGGGGCTGTCTGGGATAATTTTAGCCAGGGCTGCTCGCATTTCCTCGTCGTCGGTGTCAATGTCAATGACCTTGACGACGTGATCAAGCGCCACGCACACACCAGCGTGAGGCCACTTGTTCCACATCTCGACTTCGCTGTCGGTCGGCAGGCGGTCGCAGTACTCATTCCATCCTGTCAGACCTTGCCAATAACCGCCAGCGAAAACACCGGGGCGCTTGCTACCGGGTCGGCATGGTATCGCGTGCCAGCCTTGGTCAACGAGCTTCGCGCCGACACGAGCGTAGGGAGATGAGAAGTCTAGCTTTGGGAGTCTGCTCATGCGGCCCTCTTCTTGAAAATGCGGCGAAGTTGCGTGTGGTAGTCGTCGTGTTCGTTCTTGGGGGAATTCCACTGCACAACATTGCCGGCCTCGCGCCATGTGGCGTCTATATCTGGGTGGCGGATTGCGTCTGCGAACTCGTCTAGATCGCACTCTTCGCACAATGGGACTCCAGCAAGCGCGTTGACTGGACCATCGCAAAGGAGAAGGACTTTGTACTTATCCGAGTGGGCTGCCGCCTTCTTAAACACATCCGCATAGACGCTGACATCTTGGCATGTCGCGTCCAACGGCTTTACCTCTGCCAACGCTGCAACGCTGCCGGAGACTATTTTGAAATCTGGTGCCCATCCGTCGAGATCAAACGGCTCATAGTCCCATTGCCAACCGCACAAATCGAAAAAAGCAGCCCAGCGCGCCTCAAGGCGCGACCGGAACTGCACATGGTTGTAGACGGTGGGTATTGCTTTGATGTTGTATAGGGTCATTTAGAACGGCGCCTCCCGCAACGCCTCGCGCACACCTCGAGCGCACCCTTCCCAAGCCGCCCTTACAAGCAGCTTTGCGTCGAGCTCATCCATGACCGCAAGGTCTGTTATCCCGCGTTCAGTGAGCCAAGCGCCTACAGCCTCAACGCCCGCCTCCAGCGCCTTCACCTCGTACAGCGAAACTCTGTCCAACTTCGTCAAATCTCCTGTTGCGACCATGCACGGCTTGCACATGAAGCCAGGGTCTTTGGTGGTCTTGTCGGCGCGACCGATGCCGAATGCGAGCATCCCACAGCACTTGCAGGCTGTGGGCGAGCCTCGCTCATCCTGCGTCGGCGAAAACGGCAGGATGGGCTTGCCTGGTAGGGGTTTGATGCGGGTCATGCCTTGCCGTCCTTGATGCGCTGCTCGCGAATACGGAATCCAAATCCGCCTTTACCGGCCATTATCCCGCCTCCTGTATCCGGGTTGCTGATCCGCGAACTTGCCGTATATCTGTCTGCCCCCCCCGGCGGGGATGTTGTCGTTGTCGCCGAACAGCGGGCCTGCGCTGGCGGATTGCTTGATTGCGCGTGCCTTGCGCGCGACAGGCCCAGCGTTTGCTAGATTGAGACGGGCCGCGATGTCGGCCTGATATTCCTCCTCGCGCTCGATCAGGATGGCGCTGAAGCCTTCGCGCCAAGCCGCCTCGCCTGTGCTGCCGCTACCGGCGAAGGGGTCAAGAACAACGCCGCCCTTTGGCGTGATGAGGCGGCAGAGCCACTGCATCAGGTCGACAGGCTTTACTGTCGGGTGTTTGCTGCCGATGCGGTCCTGCTTGTCTGCTTTGGCGGAGTAGAAGAAGCGGGCGGCGGAGCCGCCGTTGTCGTCTATACCGCGTAGCGTGTTCGTGCCTTCCTTGATATTGCCGCCAATGTCAGCGAGGCCGCCATGCCGACCGCTATGCTGGTTCCCGCGCATTCCAGACTTCGCGGGCGCGGCCTCAGGAAAACACGCCACAACCTCGTCGCTGCCATCGTGGACGATGTTGGCTGGCCAGCGGCCAACAGCCACGGTGGGCTTGGCATCCTCGCGCCATCCCCCACCCATGGCCACGCGTTCGTTCGTTGATCCTGGCGCGTTCATCCGCACCTCGTCACCAACACGGCACCCATCCACATTGATCGCACCCGTTCCATGCTCGAGCACGTTCTCGGCGACAGTGCCATCAAGCGGCTTGCGTGCCAGCGCGATCGGCTCCCACGCGGGTTTTAGGGCTGTTCCCCAGCCATCCCACGCCCGCGGCGCGGGCGTGGCTGGTTCGCCCTTATCCGTTCGCTCGTATTCCGTACCCTTTGCGGCTTGGCCGACGGTCTCCTGCTTGACCGCACCAGCACGGCCGCGCCAAATGCCAGCCGCCTTATCAATCGCCTTGCTGACATCATGCGATTTCGGGAAGCCCGAGCCATAAACCCACGCCAACTGGTCGCGGATCTCAAAGCCAGCGTCCTCAATGGCGACGGTCATGCGGTGATACGTGCGCGTGCCGCTAAACGCGACGACATGCCCTCCAGGTTTCAAGACGCGCAAGCATTCGGCCCAGAACACCTCACTGAACGCGACCTCGCCAGTGTCCCAAGTTCGCCCCATGAAACCGGCTGCGCCGCGCCCATATACGTCTTTAGCCGGGGCTGAACCCGGCTTGCCGAAACGCTTGGTGATCGACACGAGCGCATAGGGTGGGTCGGTCACGATCGCGTCGATGCTGTTGTCTGGTAATAGTTTCAGGACGTCGCGATTGTCTCCGCCGTAAAGCGTGACTTTGCCGTCCAAGAACGTTCTTGGCTCGCTCATACTGTCTCCTCTGCGTGGTGTGGCATCACAGCGCGTTGGTGGCGCGCGGCGGGGTGGGTGGTAATAACGCTACCCGACTGCGCGCTAGGGCGCGGCAGTGGGGCGGTTAGCGCGAAGAAGGTTGGTAGCGGCAAGTCGGAGACCAGCCGCGCTGGCTTTGTGGTGGGTGGCAGCAGCCCGCGCCTTCTCGCGTACATCCTCACCAATACGCGGCTCGTCGCGGCTTATTGCATCGCAATCGGCCGCGTTCTTGTCGTGCCACTGTGCTGCGAGGTAGTAGGCGTCGGCTAGTTGGCGCTTGTCCGAAGTTTCGTTATAATTTTCGGACAGCGCTTCGTACCTATCCTGCATTCGTGCTTCCATGTATTCCATCACAGGAACTCCCGAAGGTCGACGAACTCCAACTTGCTATTGTGGATTGCGCCATCGCCGTCTGTGTACGTGATGGCATCAAGAACATCGCGCCGACCGCGTTCGTATTCTGTTGCGGCTACACGCTTCGCCGTCTCCTGCATAATCCACCACGAAATATGGTTCTGAAGACGTATGTCCTGACAGACGTAGCCTCGCTCCCATTCCCGCATGGCCCTGCTGGCGGCAAGTTCGATTTCGGCGAAGTCGTCTTCGGTTAGGTCAGCCATTATGCCGCCTCCTTCTTGGCCTCTGCGGCAAGCATCTTCGCAATCGGATTGGCCGCTGGCGTCAGCCCGCCGTACGGATCCAGATACGAGCCGTTCTCCTGCACGCCGCCGCCGAACTCGACGTCGTAAGCTTCGGATTCAGACCAACCGCAGCAAGGGCAGCCCCAAGGGCCAAAGATAACGCCGACGCCTACGTCGACGCTATCGCGGTAAAGCTCGCCCTCATCACAGCGCGGGCAGACGCCTTCTTCCGTCATGGTTTCGTGCGCTTTGGTCATGATGCCGCAGCCAATCGATAGTTCATTTCAGGAATTTGCCACAGCGGCTCGACCTTAATGACGTCGACGCCGGCATCCCAGTCGCCCTCATAGCACTGATACGCCCAAGCCTTGAACGTTACGAGATAGACGCCGACAGACAGGCCACTATCCCACCCGCTATTGAAGCCGTTGTCTTCCGCCGAGACTTCGGGGAGAACATCGGTTTCTCGATCTTTGTCGTTACGCGCGATAATCCAGCCCGTACCGCCCTCGTCGATGGCAACGATGCATTGGTTTACCGGCAGTTGATAGCCGTTCATGATACACCCGCCGACCTGTTGCTCGGCAACGGGCGGGCGCGGGTCAGCTACAAGCGAGTGCATCTGCATGAGCGGGTGCAGTTCTCCCATCACGCCTCCTCCTGCATAAGGTCGACCATTCTGCGAGCGAACGCAGCCACCTCGCGAATGAGGTCGTCCTTCTCGGCGGTGACGTACGCAAGCCCCATAGCGCGCTGGCGTTCGTCTGCGTGGGTCGTGTACTTGGTCGCGATGAAGCTCGCGGCCATGTGGTGGATATCGTCGTCAATCATCTTCGCCATCACGCCGCCACCTTGCTCTCGACCACAGCAAACCCCGGAACCTTTCGCACCCCACGCCGCACAGCCTCATCGGCAAGCGACTGGATCAACTCGCGGAAAGCATCAGGACGCTCGCCATAGAACCAATCGAGCGCGGCAGCCTCGTCGACCAGCTCTGCTTTCCAGACTGTACGCAGCCCCGTTCCTGTCGTGGCAGCCTTGTTCGCCCTGCCAGCCTGACGCTCCAACTTCTTCGCATCGGCCAGCAACTCTTCAGCAGCTTCCCGCTCGGCGAGGTTGCCAGAGGACGCGCGTATTGCTTCTTGCGCGGCTACCCTGGCGGCCTCTGCTGCTGCCGCCACCCTAGCCGCCTCTGCGGCCTTTTCCTGCGCAATGCGGGTGCGCCATGGGGTGAGCAACGATTGGCACGCCTCTTTGCCGAGAACGACTTTCCCCTTGCCGGCCTTCGTGTTGCCGATCAACGGGTGGAACTTCGTCTGTATGGCGGCAATCTGTTCGTCGATCGGCTTCTTTTCTTCGACACGCAACTCCTCGGCGCGCTTGCCGCATTCGTGGATGCGGTCATGCAGTTCGGTGATTGCCTCAGCCATTTCGGGGGAGCAAATCGGCTCGCCGTCGCAGAAATTCTTCGCCTCCTCATAGAGGTCTTCTATCTCCTGCTTGATTAGATCGAAGGGCGACGGCGGAGGGGCGTTGTGACCGCGAACTGCGAGAGGGTTGAAGTTTTCCATCACGCGACCCTCGCAAATTCGCCGTGCATGTCATTGGCGGCAAGACGGGCAGCAACCGCATCGTCGAAATTCTTGTATAGGCCTAATTGTATTTCCTTGCCGCTGACGTTTATGCGGACACGCCACGACTTGCCCTGCTTGTGCCAATCAACACCTTTGTGCCCACTGGTGTTGTTGCGCTGAATCGCTCGGTTGCTGCCGTTTTGCCACCGCTCAGCCTCGCGAAGATTGCTTTTCCTGTTGTTGGATTTATCCAGATCTTTGTGGTCGATTTCATCCGGGACGTCACATAGATTGATGCCGTGTATGATAGCCCAAATGATTCTGTGGGCATAAAGAATGACGCCATTCAGGCTAAGAATAATATATCCACGCTCTTCGGCCGTCCCTGCCTGTCTCCCTGGGAATTTATTATTCCAACGAGAGAACGCTTGGTTGTTTTTGAAATGGTGCCGAGGCCGGGTCCGCCAAACTAGCGAGCCGGTGCTTTCGTTATATTCAAAGCACTCATTGAGATATTGCGCTGTCGCGAATTCTCTCTTGCTTGACGCGCCATCCCGAATGTCACGCCGTCTTCTTCTCTCGTCCATCATCGTCTCCTCTTTGTGGTGCGTCAGCATTGGTAGCGCCAACGTAGTTCAGCTTTACAAATTTGTCAACCGGCAACCGCCGTTCTTCTCCGCTTGCCGATCGTCCTTCGCCATCTTCTGCTGCGCTCTCCTGTCGTCATTTGCTGCACCTCCGATTCGGTTGATGGCCTAGAGGTACTTTGGCTCTACAAATTTGTCAATTACGCCAAACGATTTAGGACGAGGCTATGAAGCCTCATCCTTCTCATCGCGCTTGATGTTGTCGTTGGCAGGCACCCTGAGCGCAAGGCTCGGCTGAAATGGCTTGAGCAGTTTGGCGTTCTTCGACAGGTTGTCTGGACCCCACAACGGCTGCAAGTTGGACAAAGCCCACGCCTTCTTGAAATCTATGTCGTCTGGCGTGTCGTAATTGTGTGCAGCCAATGGCACTATGTGGTCTATGTGCCATTCTCCGTAATTATCCCATGACATCCCGTCTTTGAATTTCTTCTCCAGATGGGTTGTTAGATCTTCGAGGCTGTACCCAAGTATATCGAACGTTTTCCGACCATACTTCGACCCCTTTACAATACCCCTTCTGGCACCGGACGAAACGGCGTGCTCAAGTTTCCCCTTCGCCGTCGACCTTTTCTTTTCGAATGATTTCGTATAGCTTTCCTTGTATTTTTCTGGGTTTTGTTCCCTCCATCTTCTAGTTCTTTCAATGTGAGGTTCCGGATTAGCGGCTCTATCAGCCCGTCTTTTTTCATTGCGAGCTTCTTTGTTTTCCTGGTACCACCTATCCCACTCGGCTTTAGTCTTCTCTGGGAACTCGTCACGTCTTTTCTTGTTGTATTGCTTGATCTGCTCACGATTTTCATCTCTCCATGCGCGCCCCTTTTCTAGGACTTTCTCAAGGTTTTCATCTCGATACCTTCTGGCTTTTAATCGAGAACATTCTGCGCAGGCACCGCCTTTGGTGTATCTGATATCAATGTGACCGTGCCTGCACGGCTCACCAGTGAAGTAGTGCTTTTCTCCGCGTTCGATTGCCTCAGCCCTTGTCTTTGCAAGGCCAATCCATTGGTCTGTATCCCTCGTCATACGCCCTCATCAAAAGTGCCACATGTCGCGGCACTGGTTTCGGGTTAGTCGGACGCTCTATCTCGGAAACCTGCGTCGCACGCGGGTAGAGAAGAACCGTGGCTAATTGCGCCTGTGTCAGTCCAAGGCGCTGCCGGATGGCTCGAAATTCGTTGTTGTCCATCTCATCCTCTATATAGTGATTTTTCGCTACACATCCAATGGTTATATAGCGAAAATTCATCAGAATGGAACGGAATCTTCAATCTCCCACTCCCAGTCTTTGCGGTTGTCATTCGCTGGGGGATCGTAGTTGTCGTTTTCGGGCTGGTGCGCACCGACGGTGTGCGCGACAACATCCCAATAACGGCCGTTTGGACGCACATGAATCTCCGCTGTCGGGGCCAGTTCGCCCTGCCTTTGGAGCCAATCCATTGCACTAGATGGAAACGGACGCTGGCCGCCGTGGGCAATCCAATAACGGTCGGCCTTAGTCCTTGCGAAGCCCTTATGTTGCGGGCAGACCCACTCGTTGATCGCCGTATAACCGCACATATAAACAACCTTCACGCTCGGCGGCTTGTCGCCCTTGCCTTCGTGGAAGCGAAACGTGCGGCCGGTCACATTGCGCGACTCCGGCTCGGCGGTCGTCATGATCGGCGCGTCCGCTGCATGCCGGCTGATCTTCGGCGAATCGTCAATGTCGAACTCGAATCCGCAGCAAGTGCAGAGGCGAACGGATGCGTGCAGTTTTTCACCACATCCCGGCTTGCCGTGCTTATCGAAGCCGTCCTGCGGGCAAATTTTCACTGGCGCTTCGCCTTCACCGCTGCCAGGCTCCTTCGGCTGCACCATATCGACCGGGCCATGCTCGTCGACCAGACCGGCAAAGTCGAGCACAAGGCACGACGGCTTTGGTCCAGCCGCGATCGCCGCGCGCCGCTCATCCGCGGTGGTCAACGGCATGCCAGGCGCATAAAGCACGCGCGTGCCACGACCAGCCATCTGCAGATACAAGCTTGCCGACAGCGTTGGGCGCAAGAAAGCCAGCAAATCCACGCCCTTGTGATTGAATCCTGTAGTGAGAACTGAATTGTTGGTCAGCGCGCGGATGCGATAATTCTTGAAGTCCTCGATGATGCGCCGGCGTTCGTCCTTCGGTGTCTCGCCGGTGATCATCTCGCAGCTTATGCCGCGCGAGCGGATTTCATCGCGAACGTGCTCGGCGTGCTCGACGCCAGAGCAGAAGCACAGCCACGATCGCCGATCAGCGCCCTTAGACACAATCTCGTCGACGGCACTGCGCGTTACCTCCAGCTTGTCGACGGCCGCCTGTAGTGCGGATTGCTTGAAGTCTCCGCCAAGCTTACCGACGCCCTTGGTGCTCAGCTCGATCGCGGTGTGCTTCGACGACAGCGGCGTGAGGAAGCCATCGCGAACGCCGTCGGCAATTCCGTAGGTGTAGACGACGCGATCGAACATGCGATCATCACCCTCGTCGAGGCGGCCGCTATCCAGGCGAAACGGCGTTGCCGTCAGTCCCACCGTCTTCAGATCCTGATTGACCGTCCGCAGAGCGTCGAAGAACTTGCCGTACATCGTGTTGCTCTTGACCGGGATCAGGTGGCACTCGTCGACAAGCACCACGTCGACATGGCCAATCTGCTCGATCTTGTTCCAGACGGTCTGGATGCCGCAGAACAGGATCTGCGCATGGGCGTCACGCCGATTGAGGCCGGCCGAATAGATGCCAGCCGGCGCGAATGGCCATATGCCGACGAGCTCAAGGAAGTTTTGTTCGATAAGCTCCGCCACATGCGTCACCACCATGATGCGCATGTCGGGCCAGCCTTCGACCAGCTCCTTAATCACGGTTGCCATGACCATGCTCTTGCCAGTTCCGGTGGCAAGGTCGATAAGTGGATTGCCTGGTTCCTCGCGCCAGTAGTCGAACAGCGCGGAAACGGCATCAGTTTGGTAGGGTCGGAGTTGGAGTGTCACGCCACCACCCTCAACCGCTTGCGCTCACGCTCTTCGTCGACGGCATGCGCCTGCGCCAGCCGAATCGCGTCCGCACGCACAACAATCCAACCAGCCGCGCGCAGGGCCTGCAGCTGCTCGACAGTGATGATGTCTTTGGGTAACAACGGCGCGCTCATGCTGCCAACTCCAGCAGCCTGGCGCGCTCGCCTTCCTCTAACTGGCGCACGCGCTCACGACCGACGCCGATCGTCTCGCCGATCTCCTGCAGCGTTTCGCCCATGGCGCGACGCAGTAGCACCTCGCCCTTGCGGCCAGTCATGTTGCTCAGCACTTTGGAAAGCTCGGCGTAGCCCTCCTGCGTGGCGCGCGACCCAAGCAGATAGTCAACATCTTCCAGAGACTTGTCGGTCATTGGCAGTTGTCGCTTGTCACGCGCGTTCGTGTGCTTCCCGCGCATCGTCCAGTAAAGCCAGTTCCAGAAGCCACCGCCCTCGCGATAGTTCTGCCAGCGCTCAAGCGCTTCGATGATGGTGTCTGTCACGAGGTCTTCGGCGGCCTCGCCTCTTAGACCAAGCTTGTTGGCCAAATTCCGGAGTCCTGGCACGTAGGCCATGACGCGGGCGTCAAACTCTGCGGGCCGCTCGCGCGGTGTGTTGTCGTTCATGGTGGTCTCCTCGTTGTGGTGTTCGGTCAGGCGTTGGTGGCGCCGTCGATCCATATTTCGCCAGTACGTCGAAGCTTGTAACTCACGGTCTCCGCGGCTTCGTCGCAATCGATCTGCTCGCCCGGAACAAGCGCCGGGATATGTAAATGAGCGGGACACGCCGCCTTCTGCTCCTCGAAGGAAATGGGTTTCGAGAATCGGCCGCACGACCAGTGACCGTCGCCGCCCATCTCTGGCGTGCTGTAGAGGCACGAACGGCAAGTGACGCGCGGCCACGCATCCTCTTTGCAGACGTCCTTGTGCCGGCAGAACAGGCATTCGAACCAGTCCGGCTTTTCGCTAATGCGGCTGGGTGGCGACGGCGAATTGATGACACGCTCAAGGCGCGCCAACAGTCGCAGCGTGAACTCGGCGTCATACTCGATGCGCTCCGCATAGAGCGTGTCGTCATCCTTGCAGGAGACCAAGTACAACGCGCGGGATAAACCGAAAGCGTGCATACCAAGCTGGCACTGGCCGAAATGGAGCGGTTTCGCTACTTTGCAGCCATCCTTGATGATGGCCTTCATGCCCTTGGCGTTCGAACTCTTAAATTCCAGGAGGTGCTCTGTCTTGGGTGCCTCTACGACGCCCATCGCCTTGCCATCGCACTTGCCGCGCACATGGCCCTGCACAAGCCGAATGCGATCCTGCTGGCCATAGACATCAACGCCGATGCGCAGAAGGTCTTCAACAAGGCGTTCTTCCTCGAGATTCCCGGTAGCAAACAGGCGGAGTTGCCGTCCGTGGTGCTTCTCCAGCGGAGAGCACCAACGGAAGTTGTACCAGAGCTGCCGGTCACAGGATGCATTGGCTTCGCCGACGCTGATGCCGAGGGAATCCCAGGATTCCGCCGCAGCCTCATACGCGGCGTAGATCGCGGTGACCGTGCTGGCTTGCGGACGGGGAAGTGGTGCCACGGCTAGAACATCTCCTTCGTCTTCAAGCATCGCGCCGGGAATCGCGGATCTTGTTCAAACGCCAAGCATGCCGGCGCGTCATCACGAATGACCCACTCTTCCATGGGATTTCCGACCATTCCGCAATCAAGGATGACGCAGACTCCCGGCACGTGGTTGCCGAACTCGTCTTCCCAATCTTCGGCTTTGTCGTGGATGCAATGACGGCACCACTCACGCTCGAATTTTGCAGCTTCGTCCTCACTGGCTGGCCGCCAGAGTCCTGCTGCCGGAGCAGCAGGAACAAAGCCGACTTGTGCGCGTAGAGCCTTGGCGAAGAACTCGTCTAGCTCTGCCATCAGTGCACACGCATGGGCATGAGCACGGCCAGCAACTCCGGCGCCTTCTCGGACGTGAAGACAGACGGCGAGCCACTGTCAGCAAGTGCTAGCGTGATGTCGCCGGCCGGGAAGATGCCGACGAGCTCGGTGAGGTAGGTAGCATTGAAGCCGATATCGATCGGATCGCCGTCGTAATTGACGAAGATTTCATCGGTGGCGCTTCCCGAATCTGGATTGTTGACGGATAGCTTCGCCTCGCCTGCCGCGAAGGATAGCTTCACCGCGCGTCCGCGCTCGGATGAGACCACAGACACACGGACAGCAGCCTGGCGCATGTCATCGCTGCCGAAGATGATCTTCTTGTCGTTCTGGGTCGGAATGACGCGCTGATAATCTGGAAACGTGCCGTCGATGAGCTTGCTGGTCAGAACGAAGTCACCAGACGCAATGCGGATCTTCGTTTCGGATACCGATACGTGCACGGTCCCTTTCGGCAGCAGGCCGACCGTCTTGCGTGGCACGATGATGCCCTTGAATGCGTCCTCGCCGGGATAGGCAACCTGATGACGCGATAGGCGGTGGCCGTCGGTCGCTACAGCGACGATCTTGCCGTCGAGCGAGTGCATGAAGATGCCTTGCAGGTAGTATCTGACATCGTCGCTGCTGATGGCAAACCCAACGGGAGCAAACAGCGCCGCCAGGTCGATCTCGAATTCGGCGTCGTAGCTGCCCTCGTTCATGGTCGGGAAGTCGCCTGCTGGCAGCACGGCCAAGTTAAACCGGCTACGGCCTGATTTGACGGTGAGCCGATCAGCATCCAGGCTGACGGCGACGTCCGAGGCGCCAGCCTTACGAGCAATATCGCCGAGCAGCTTGGCGTCAACGCAGATAGTGCCTGGTGCGTCGACTTCTGCTGGCGCAGACGCTGTGCCGACGATATCGAGGTCGGTGCCAGTTACGGTGAGCTTGCCGCCATTTGCGTCAGTCGACGCGGACAGCAGCAGGCTGGAAAGGATCGGAATCGTGCTGCGCGCCTCAACGATCTTGGATACGGCGCCGATGACGCGCGCTAGGTCGGCGCGGGCTATTGTAAAGCGCATGGTGGTCTCCTCTTGGTGGTGTGTGCCGCATGGTGGTGGCCGTGCGGCAGGTTGGCGATCAGTCCTCGTCGTAGACTTCGGGCTCGTCGTTGAGGTGAGTGAAATCCACGTCGGATGCTGGATCATGCCACTCGCCGTCGCGGGGGATGACCATGTTAGGACCACGATACCCGCGCTCTTCGCGCAAATAGTGCATGGTGCTTTCGGCGCGATTCATGAGACGAAAACCGTCCGGAAGAGCCGCCTCAACCTTTTCAAGGATTGCCGGCATGTCCTCATCTGTCGGCGCTCGGCCGAACCCGAACCCATAATTGACGGAGCCGACTTGCTCTCCATCCGTGATGTAGATGCTGAGCGTGACGCCCATAGGGTATCGCTTAGCCATATTGTCTCCTCTTTCATGGTGTTTACGGGCCGCCGTTGGTGCAGCGGCCCGGTTGGTTCCCTGCCGATCAGCCGGCGACGTCCTCGACGATCTTCGACGCATCCTTGCCGATGCGCTTCAGCTTCGTCTCGGTGTAGCTCTTGCCGCGGTCGTTGAGCTCGCCGCCGAGCGTGACGACGTCAGCCGCGACGGATACGGGAAGCGTGACCACATTGACGGTCAGGCGTGCCGCCTTTTCGAGGAACTCGAACATTATTTGGCGCCCCAAGGACGGCGAGCACCCGTTGCCGCAGCAGCTGCGGCTGGCCGTGCAGCCGCCTTGTTGTCGTTCGCAGCAGCAGGTGCAGCCGCAGGCTGGTTGGCGTCGATCGACGGCTGCGGAATGTCGCCATGGTCCGGATAGTAGTATTTCTTCAGCTCGTTGCGGGCGGCGTACTTCGGCGAGCCGTCGGCGTTCTTCTCCTTGCTGTCGCGGCCCATGCCGACCTTGGCCGTGAACGAGATCAGGTGGAGCTCTTCGGAATCTTCCGGTGCCTCTGACATTCCGAGAGCGCGCAGAAGGCAGGCAAACTGCTGCTGGCCGATACGCTGCACGTCGTCCTTCGGGTGCTGAAGATTGTAGTTGCCGAAAATCTTGCGACCCTTGAAGTCCTCCGGCTCGATGACGTCGATCGTGACGCTCAGGTTGATTGCGTGGTCGCGGGTGCCTTCGTTCTTCTCCTTGACCTCGCTGGCCGTGATCTCGAGAAGGTAGTCGCCGTTGGGGATGTTGCCGAAATCCCTTTGCTGTGTATTTTCTTCGGTTGCTTCAACTCTTACGCCAATGCGTGCCATTCAGTAGTCTCCTTTGTGGTGGTGGTCAGTTGGTGAGCGAGTAGTAGCGCCAGTCGCCACTACCGTATGCGGTGTGCGCGCACTCGCGCATCACGTGTTCGAGCCAAGCCCATCGCTCGCCGCGACGCGTACGAATCTTGACGGGGAACCATGCAAACCAGTGCTCTTGGTGGAACATCAGGCGGCCTCGTCCTCTTCGACCGGCGCGTGCGCCGTGTAGAAGTACTTGGACAGCTCGGCGAAGCCCTGCCCCTTCTTGAACTTGATGGACGGCGGCATGTTGAGCCTGTTCTTCGCCAAGAACCCGGCGCGCTCATCTGTGTAGATGACGCGGTCGGAGCCAGACATGCCTTCCGCCTTGTTCTCCTTCTTGCCGAAGCCCTTATCGACCTGCTTGATCGACGTGCGCTTGCTCATGAAGAGCAAGGCGTCGCTCTTCTCCATGATGATGTCGGTGGCACGATCCTGGAGTTTCGGGCGGTAACGATCGTAGGAGTCGACAAGCGGATCGTTGAATGCCTTCACCTTGCTGTGCAGGATCTGCACCACATGGATGCCAGCGCGCGAGATGGCGCGCACCGCGTCCATGTATTCCTGCCAGTCGTTGTCGGCTTCAAGGTAGCCTTTGCCGAACGCTGTCGGCGAGCCCTTGTCGTTGCTGTCGATGGTGTCCCAGGACATGCGAGAACATGTGTAGGACCAAAGCATCTTCTCGAAGGCGTCGAGGCTGTCGATGATGACCGTCTTGAATTCGTGCTCCTGCGTCAGCAGGTGCTCGAATGCGTCCATCATCTCGTTGTAACTCTCGATCTCGATCGACGGCACGTCGAGATCAACCGGCGTTTCTTCGCCGACGGTGTGAAGATAGATCGGATCCGGAAACTCGCCGGCAAGCGTGGTCTTGCCGATGCCGCCGATGCCGTAGACGGCGAGGACGGGCGGCGTCTTTCGTTTGCTGGATCTCAGCTTGTCAAAAACAGACATTAGGTCTCCTCAGTGGTGGTTAAGCGGTAACGGGCCTTCACAAAAACAGGTCCGCGAGAAACAGCAGCAGCGCGAACGCCGCTACTGTCTTCAAGAAGAGCCGCCAGTCGTGCGGATCGGGGTCGGCCGTGGTGGTGACGGCGGCAAGGCGCTTAGTCGTCATTCTGCCACCAGTAGAAAAGGCGGCAGAATGCCAGCCACGCGACAACGATGCCGATGCCGGCGGCCATGATGAACGGCGCGAAGAAACCCGCCGTCAGTGCGGCCGCAGCGCACAGACCAGCACGTACGGCGCGACGAACGGACCGCCGTGGCTTGTGGACTGGTGCGGTGGGCACGTAGTCGAGGGGTGGCAGTCTGTGTGGTTCGTGGTTCATGCGGCGAGTACCTGTTGCGTGAGCAACAGGCGACGCGCCGCGCTGTGCATGTACAGGTAGCTGCGCTCTTCCGAAACGCGAGCGTTGGCTGCTGCACGTGCCGCACGCCTACGGTCGCCGCGCGTCATTCCCTGCGCGTCCTTCTTCGGCTCCTTGGCTGGCGTGCGGAAGCCGTTCCAGCCGCGCATGATTGCCATGGCATTCAGGCGTCGGCTGTGGTGGCCGTTGTCAGCGGACGGCAAGCCGAGGCGAGTGTCGTTGGCGTACTCGTTGGCGACGATCTTATCGAAGATGTTTGCTGCTGCTGTCTGCATATGTCATGTTCTCCTCTGCCTCCTGCTGGTGCAGGAGGCGCTGTGGTGGTGGTTGGTGGTGGTTAGGCGGCGAGGCCGGTCTGGCGCTGCAGCTTCCTGATTTTCTTGAGCTTGGCGATGATCTCGTCGAGCTCTTCGTG